GACGGGTACGTTACTTAACTCGATATTCACAACCATCCCAGTTCCATTGTGGGTCAGTTGTCTCAAGCCATACCTTAGAATAATTCATTCTATACTCTATTTTTGCTCCATTTAAATAAGCTTCCATCACTTCGATAGCTTGTCTAAATAAAGTAATTCTTTCAGTAGTGTTCATACTAATTCTCGAAGCCATTGGTCATTTTGCCAAGCAGTAAATTCCCGCGTTGTACCCGGATACTGTATTATTTCGGTAATACGACGGTATGGACTCTTCGTTGCAATATCATAAGCAGCGGTTCGAGCTTGTCGTAAAGTTTCGAGTCGATCCTGAACCCATTGAGAAGAAGATAGCACAAAAAAGATACGGGCAAAAAATGTTCCATATTCTCTTTTGTCAATCTTAAAGTTTACTGGAATCTCTGCAATCAGTTTCCACTCTCCAGTTGATCGTATATAGCGTTCAACATTATACTGTATCGGATAGGGATAGGTCAGTTTTTCAAGCATACGGGTCTCTATTCTTAGCTGTATCTTCTTCAGTTGCTAGTAAATACACATCAGTTGGACCAATCTTATGCATCCACGACACCAAATTATCTAATGGCTGACCAATAAAACACTTGATTACAGGTGCTGCATCTTTAATCTTGCCATTACGCACTGTCACCTTGACAGTCAGCTTCTCGTTACTGAGTTGATAGTGACAAATTATTGATGGAAATTTTAGTGATTCAATCATTTCTGTCACCAATATTAAGCCTAGGTGCAGGCATTGTTGCAACCTCATTAATTAAATTAGAATCACTTTTTAAAATTGGGCAACAGGTTCTACTGCTAGAGCACCAAACCCATTTTGTCTTCGCTGATCGTCTACGGAGTCTCCAGTATAAAATAACTGGCCACTTCCAAAGATACTCTCGAATATATGGTTGTTCACATGGAGCACAGAGACACATTCCACAAATCGCTCCACATGCACCCCAAATTCCAAACGCTAAACCAATACTACATATCAAGATAAACATAGATATCCCTCTAAAACACTCATCGTTCTCTTTGTTAAAATTGGCAACTCTTCAAACCAGCCAATTGCTATTTGTTTATCGGGCTCACAAACACTCGGGTTGCCGACCCAATTAGTACACTCAAACGCATAAATCTCATTCTCAACGCCGAGAATTCTTCCACCTATCCATTCCAGTCCTGTCTCTTCCTTTAACTCTCGCTTGGCGCAAGTAATCGCAGTATCATAGGATTTAAACTTACCACCTGGAAGTTCCCATTTACCATCAGTACGAAGCTGGAGTAGAATGGCATTATTGCGTCGAACTACGATAATTGAACGGTTGGCCATACATACCTCTTAGTTGGAGTTTCAGACCAGCGATAACCTACATAAGGATTGTGCTGCTTAGGTTTACGCCACCATAAATCATCAGCGTTGTGATTTGCAATTCTTAAGTCTGACATTTCACAGTCTCGTAAAATAGGCAAATCCCAAGTCTGAAGAATATCATTTAAATCTTTTCGACAATATGGACAGCGACTTGCAAATTCAGCTTGGAAACCCTTGAGGAGCAATGCTGCACGGTGAGAACTATGAAATGCATCGTCGCCGAGCCGTGGTGGTATCGGTGAATTCTTATCGGCATACATATCAAAATACTGCATTAGATTGTCATTATATCCTCTTTGTACCCACTCAAAACTCATTGTATGCCCATAAAGAGCGAGTTGCCCCGCATATCCCACCCACATCTTAACGGCTGGATGATGTTGCCAAGCTGTTGATTGACCAAGTAATACTTGAAGAATCTGCTTGGCTTCAACTCGCTGTTTTCCAAGACGTTGACGATCAAGGATTTTGGCAGATTTAAGATAACCGGGATAAGGTAAAAAGGTTTGCATATTAATACTATACCACAAATTTAGCGGTTGTCAAATAAATAAATCCATAAATTTTTGAAGTCGCTTCTTACGGTGAATAAGTTCATCATCTGCTACTTTAGCCCGTAACTCATATTTTTCTCGCTTCTTTCGATCATTCGCGGCCTGTATATAAGCTATACAATGCTCTACCATTTCATCCCATGGGCCAAAATCCCAATGTTCGCGTGGATCAAATATAAATTTGTTATGATACTGAAAAATAATCTCTAATTCATCGGTATCAGGATGAACAATCTTTACCTTAAATTCTTCAACCTCGTTGATTCGATGATAAAAGAACTTGAGACACCTTACTTTAAAACAGCCTTCTTCAATTAAAGGCAACGAGCCTAATTCAAAGCATTCTCGGACAATATTGAATAATTCTTTTCGATTCATTGTTCTACCCCAATAATCGCCCACGGATAATCATCAATCCAAATATCAGGTATCCAGCCAATCTTTTTACACGTTTCGTATTTTGAATTATGCCTACAGAAAATAACTTGTAAGCCTGTTTCTTTTTTAATTTCTCGCTCACTTTCAAACAAATAAAAACGTGACGTAACAATCCTCACATCATATTGGTATTCTAAAAGAATAGCAATAATCTTACGCCACATTTCTGGACTAACTGTAAAAGTATCGTCGTAATCAAGTGCAATTTTCATAGTATATCCAGTCCAAATTGTAACTGTTCACGTAACCATTCTTTAACCTTTGAGAGTATTATTCTCGGCTCTGTACCATGGGTAAATTGCATTAGATGATGAGTATTGGGGTAGTCATGCCAACTAATATCAACAATAATTGGGTCATTTTCATCCCACCAGCCATCCGTCCAAATATAAAAAGGCCCAAAATGAAAACCATCCATTAACTCTTTAGTAGTTATTGTTCGTGGCGTATCAGCGTATAACATGACTAATCTTCAAATATCAGTTGTTCAGTAAATAGATCAAATCGAACACTTTGGTAAGCTTCGGCTTTAATCTCTTCAAATGACGGTAGGCCTGGTAACAATGCCGCTACAATTTTTGCCTTTGACTCTGACACTTCCTGCCAGAATTGTGTATAATTATCCCAAAGCCAGTAATTATCTCCAACGCATCTAATTATGTGATTATATTTTCGCATATTTAACTCTACCATATATTATACGTGTTGTCAAGTGCCTTTAATAGATTATCATGTCCTTTGATAGTTTTTAAAAATTCTCGCACCCGCAAGCAATGAGTACCATGGGCTCCAGTTTTATCTGATCCAAATAAAATAGCCGCTACTGTACCATCTTCATAGAATAGTGGACCACCAGAATCTCCACTTCTCGTGGAGACATCAATAGCCACCCAATCAGGTGTTGATGGTGCAAAAAAGCTCACAACCTTCCCAGTTGCTTCAGCATATTTATTGTAACCATAACCACAGACAGTAAGTTTATCGCCTATTTGTGGTTCTTTGTTGCTCAGTTGGGAAACCGGCAGTGTCTCATTTACTACCAATGCTGCTAGGTCCCAAGTCTGATCTTTAGCAATTACGGTAGCTGGTAAACCAGCTACCGTATAGGGGCCACCATCCTTAATGACATGGTTAGCAGTTAGTATTAATGTCTGACCACTAGTTGTTGCCACCGATACTCCAGAGCCAAGAAAATTACCAGCTTGAATACGGTGGACTGTTGGGCGAGGATCACTAATCATTAAGTAAGCTAATACACCAATGATTAGTAGTGTCATTCCGGTATCAGTAACTTTTTTCATCTTTAGGTCCACATATACGACTTAATAACTATTAAACGATGCAGATTCCTTTCTAACTCTTTTTCAACATCAGCATCAAGCTTCTGTAACTTCTTAAATCCATCAGATATGCTTGCTTGTCATCTTCTGTTGCCCATTGAGGGCACCATTCATCATACTCATCATTCATGGGCACCCAATCCACAACAGGATTGTGCTTTTCGATTTCTTTCCAAATCGCCTCACTATCAACTTCATATTGTTTGTTATAATAGTTATTCCACCAATCATATAACTCCTGCATTTCTTTACGAGCGGCCTTGTGATGCTCGGTTGCATCCCAATCAACGTTACCGGGTGAACATTCCTTCTCAATAAATTGAGATAGAATCTCAAACATCATATGTGGTAGCAATGAGCAACGGTCACACCAAGTATGTGGAAGATAACGTGGTTTGATCGTTGTATGCCGATGCCAGCAAAAACATTTGATACGATACCATATTTCGCCTAAACGCCAGTTGTAAGGAATCTTACAATATAATTCTTTAAGTTTCATTTTTATCAGCCATCCAATTGTTGTGTTTTAAGTATAGCATCATTCTACGCTGTTTGTCCCAAATAAACACTTTGTATATACCCTGATTTTTTCTTAATACAATAAGAAAATCTTTGGCAGCTTGTTTATCATTAGTTGTCCAAGTATGCGTGACACCACCGACAAACCAAATTACTACATACACTTTGCTACCTCACAGTAAAAATTAGGGAACGCTTCGTTGCCAACAAGCGTCACTTCAGTTACTTGGCATGGCCACTGTATTTTATGCTCAAAAAGTTTTTGATAAAAAGAAATTTTCAACACATCCCCAACTTCTAAATGCGGAAGAGATGTCCAACTTGTAAATAGTGGGTATGTCTTAGTCGTCATGATATAGCTCCAACGCATAGCTATACCCGTCCCAATTATCCACTCCAGCGGCAATTAATGCGTCTAATAAACGCTCAGAGTCCATTAGGCGGTCATATTCGTCTTTTGAAATAGTTACTTCATCACTCATTTTATATACTCCTTGTACCAGCCACCCAGCATCAATGGCAATAGTTGTAAATACGCAAAACCATATAAACCACAGTTAAAGAAATCATGTACTTCAACTATACTAGTTTTCCCCGCTTGAATACCAACGTCGAGTGTATAAGCCCAGGATAATCATGTTCAATCCCAATAAATGAATCATAGGTATCCCCGATACTAAAACCACCGTTTTTTGCAACAATAACATATCTGCCAATAATGTCTTCGATAGTATATTGATTAAATTTAGCTTGTTCCATCATTCTCTCCCGTCAAGTGCATTATGAACAACTAGTGGACCATCGGCATACGGTAGTCCATTTTCATCTAGCCATTCAACTCGTGGATCACACCAACAATCAGAGTTTTCTTGGTGTTCTCGTAAATCGTCAATTGGTAGCACATTTATCATCGTGGCATCCTTACTACAGGGAGTCCGTCAAGAATCAGGTAATTGGGTACATCATATTTATCGACAACAAGAACCACTTCTAATGCATACTTACAGATTTCAGCCATACCTTCATAATTGAGTTTGTCGGCCGTATCTGAAGCTTTATGATAATTTCGATGCAGCCCAGTATGCAAAAAGATTGCTGGAATCTTCTTTTCAAGAAACGATGCATTATCGCTACCTGGATCATTACGCAATGTCACTTGATTAGCAAATGGATACTTTTGAAACAATGGTTTCAGAAGACTCTCAATTTGTACCGGAGCCGTGAGTCCTGCCTTTAAATAGCCAATCATATCAATATTGAGCATAAATAAATGCTTATCAATTGGCCACTTTGGGTTATCACAATAAAATTTAGACCCAATCAATTGCTGTTCTTCACCAGCATACAATTGAAAAGAAATAGTATGGCGTGTTGGGATATCCTTTAGCATTTTTGCTAACAACAGAACGCTCGCAGTACCGGAAGCATTATCATCAGCGCCTGGTGTGCCACGTACTGCGTCATAATGTGCCCCAATAACTATCACAGTATCTAATGCAGCAGTTTTAGTGGCAAGAATATTGCTTGCAGTCCAACGACCGTAAGTAAACTCTTGTGCTTCAACTGGGTATCCCAATCCGCTTAAGCGGGTTGTGAGATAATCAGCCGCTTCATTACAGCCTTTAGTGCCAGAAACACGCGACAAACTGGAAAGTTTAGTAACAGTTTCTCGAAGTTCTGGTGCTTGGCCGAAAACTGAGGTTGCGAATAAACATACAATAATAAATAGTAACTTTTTCATTTCCCTTTCCTCATTTTGATTTCATTACGATAAACGGCTTGTTTTGCGTCTGCGATAGCTTGGTCAGTGAGTAGACGCTTTATTCTAAGATCATTTATATCTAGGCCATACATATCGGCAAAATTTGGCAACTCTTTAAGGCAGGCTCGTACATTTTTATACTCGCAAAAAATCTGACTAGCTTCCCAAGTATCCCTCTTAATCTCTAACAATAATCGTGGCGTCCTAAATTCATTCACCGTAACTCTCCATTTTTGTGAGTATTTTAAAACCGTTCTTTAATAGTATCATAGCTTCTCTAGGTGTTATTCGCTTAGCACGAAAATCTAAACCTAAGTCTTGTAGTAATTGAAGGTGTGATTGGAAAGGGCCATGTAATAAATACCCAGCCGATAACCAATGGCAATTTACATTTCTTTCTAAGTGGTAGTACATATTAAGATATAAGGTACTCTTTCCATTTATGACCAACATCAATTGTTGCAGCATTATCTTTTAATTGTGATGTAGGTATTAAATATTTCTCACCCGTATCTGTCAGAATAAATAAAAGTTCGCTAGTCGTTTTATCAAAATAATGAGAAATTCCAGACCAACTTTGATTTCCACCATTTGTCTTTAAAATTACAGTAAAACTACCTGAAGCCCTTCTATTAGTCGAGGTTTTAACTTGCACTCGCTGTAAATTCTTATCTTTTTCCACTATTAAATCATAGCGTTGACTTTCTGATATTGGTATACTAACAGAATAGTCATTATTCATAAACCAACTAATAGCAACACCTACGCCAATGTCGCCTTGTTTTCTAGGATTTGATCGTTTAATAGTCATAGTGGGTTAGGTAAGAATCGAACTTACTCTCCGCTATTGCGGGCTTGATTTACAGTCAAGTTCTCGGCCATCGAGAGCTAACCCAGGGCTCATACGTTGTCATTCCGGCCGCTGACGCCCATCCGACCGTCATCAATTGAACAGTTTGAGGTATGAAAGAACCAACCCGATGATAAATCCTACTGCCGAGCCAACTAGCACCCTAGCGACAAGGGCACGATCAGAATTATCAAAGTTGTCACAGATACTAAGCCTCTGTACAGGCACTTCATCCGCCTCTTGCATAAGCCCAAGTGCTTCCTTCCACTCGTCTGGTATCTCAGATTCAGTTACCTCTTGACCTAAATCTGAGACTTGAAAAACTTGGTCGGTAATCTTGCCAGTGGCATCGGGACCCAAGCCACAAACCAAGACGCTTGGTGATACTCGTGAGCCACGTACATAAATTGCCTTTGTAGGATAGACAACAGCGTATTCGCTATTTGTAGTTTTATAATATTGTTTACGCATATTAATTTGCTAAACTAAAAATTTCCTCAAAAACGCGAGAAACCTTAACTGGTCCATGGACCAAGATAGCCTGTAATACTCTATCCATAATATAACATTTTAAAGAGGTTGTAAAATGTGTGTTATTAGGGCCACCTACAAAATTTATCATCATCGGTGATGTATCAATATTATGTGTGCCCATCTTATAAAACTGAACAAGTTTTCTTAAGGTACATTTACCTTGCTTACCAATAATGATAAATTCATCACCAGTCATTTCCAGTGAGTTTAACAAGATATAGGCGTCCACTAGTATCATATCTGCCAGTAGATTCTCAATAGCCCACAAATGTCCTTTCATATCGACAGCATCCTCGAATGATTATCATAAGCATCCAATGCTGCTAAAACATTTGGAATTGATTCTTTGTACTCTGGATGGTCTTTTACTATATCAAGTAGCCAAATAGCACAGTCTCGTGCTGCGTTCATTAGATTTTTACCGACACCTTTGACACTAGGCTTATAGCAAGTCGATACCATATAGTGTCCGTTCGCTCGGATATCAACCCGAATGCCCCCTTGAGCTTGTGCTAAAGCATTTAGTAGTTCTGCTTCTCTCATACTATAATCCTAGCACATATTTCTTGGTTTGTCAAGTCCCACGGTAATTTTCCATTTAAATGATCCATTTCATGCTGTATAATAAACGCTTGTTGCTCAGCAAATACCCCCTCAGAAGTACTAATACGATTATATCGTTTACGAGTATAATCTACATTAGGAAGACTGAGACACCCTTCATCTACATTTACTTCTTCTGAATAGTCATAAATAACAAGATTCTGAAATACTTGACCCCATGAGGTTACAAATAAATGTGCATCTAAACCAACTTGATTCGCAGCTAAGGCTATTCCACCTGACTGCCCTAATAGTATAAACATTTGATTAATTGTCTTTTGAGAGACAACAGCCCGTTTACACTTCATTAATAGAGCAGGGTCTGGATAAGTCAGTATTTGCATATTATAATTATACCACAGATTTTACGGTTGTCAAATAGGTTGCATTTTATGCTGTTCTCTATATTGTTGAATATGTAATTTTATATACTCAAGATGATACCACCTTGCGTCAATTGGTGGCCTATCAACAAATTCTAATGCCGATAGGTTTACACACTGCCTTTTCAATTGGTATGCCATTATTTATCCTCTGTCTAAGCATAGTTGTTGTGACTTGACAACGTAAATCTCTTGATACTGAACCTAGGGATGGGAACCATTCTCCCCAAACAAAAAACTTTTTCTGTCGGCCCACTGCTCTATTTACTGCTTCATGGAGTGGTATACCCCTCTGGATTCTACCTCTAAGATTATCTAGAGATACTTGACAACGAGCATCTTCTGCAACACATCGTAAAGAAGGGAACTTTTTGTTCCAGACAAAAAATCCAACTGACTTAGCAACTGGCTTAGCAACTGGCTTAGCAACTATTGACCTATTTTTTACTCTATGGCAAAGTGTGGTATAGGATACTTGACAGCGTGGGTCCTTAGCAACTTCTGCTAAAGAAGAAAACCATTCTCCCCAGACTAAAAACTTTTCTTTTTGAATATTCTTCTGAGTTGCTTCTTCAAGTGTCAATCCATTATGGAATCTACGCCAAAGTGTTGTAAAAGATACTTGACAACGTGGGTCTATAGATATAGCTTTTAAAGAAGGAAACTCTTTTCCCCACACAAAAAATGTTTCTTTTTTAACTGCCTCTTCGATTGTAATATTTTGTTTCATTCTATGTTTCAAGGTATCATAGGTTACTTGACATCTTGAATCATTTGCAATTGCTGTTAAAGATGGAAACTGTTCCTCCCAAACTGTGTAAAATTTTCCTAATCTGCCTATCCTGGGATTAAGAGCTTCTTCAATAGATAATCCATACTTGAGCCGTTTATACAATTGTTTGCTTGTAATTTTACATCTTGAGTCATTTAATACTGCTGTAATTGATGGAAATTTTTCACCCCAAACAACACACTCTCTACGTCTATTTTGATTTTTTACAGCTTGCTCAATTGTAACACCTTTTTGGACTTTTTGACACAGAGTTATATAATGAACCTCACACCGGCTGTCTTTGGCAATAGCATTTAATGATGAAAACCATTCATTCCAAACAAAAAATCTATTAACCTTTAATTGAGTACTTTTAACTTCAGTACTAGGAATAGTTGCACAAGGTATTTTCTGTAATAAATTATCAGGTATTTTAATCGCTGGCATAATATTTTGCCTTATGAATTATTTATCAAATACATGCACAAATATTTGCATATTATAATTATACCACAGATTTTACGGTTGTCAAGCGAACCCCAGGTAATATCTTATCAGGAGAAATTCCATTAGGATCAGCAAGAAATATCCTTCTTAGGAATTGACTGGACCGGCCATTATTAGGCGTCTCAGGAAAAAGTGTAGCATACCCAACACACACTCGTGGCTTCCTTGTCCGGCTTCTAGTTACTACAATCTTCTCAATTACTTTTATGTCTTTAAGCAGCACAAGCCAAACAATAGCGTCTTCATACTGATAGGCATTTGTTTGAACTAATCTAAATCCTTCTCTCATATTAGACTCCTACTGGTGGACTAACATTATAACGACTATGTACAACACCTAATTCACCCGACCCTCTTTGGTGTTGTGGAACCCAGAATCGACCATAGACTCCACGGCCAAACATTCCAGGACCATCTTCCTTATAATGCATAAAATGCCCACGACAAATATGCAATCGTTGTTGAATATCAGTTGAAGTTGGATTTGGATTTCGTCTGATTGTCGTTGGCTGAATATTTATCGTATGGTAAGAAACTTGCGGTACTTTGGTTCTACGATACCATTTTGCTGGTTGTGCATATTCATCTGTATCGTCTTGAATGGTAACATTCTTGCAATTCATAAATGATAAAGTATGTGCAATAACACATGGTATACTAAAGGAAGTATCTTTATTACGAACTACACCCAGTATACTACCATTTGAATCTAGGCCAATTACAAATTCGCATCCAATAGTTGAAATTCTATTATTGACAAAATGAAATACAAATCCGCGAAGTTCACATTGTGTCTCTGGAGGTAGATTCTTAGTTAAATGTTTATTGACTAGTACTAGAAGCACACCAACTTGCGATGTATTTTGTCCTGACTTTATACCCTCTATTGGATCATAATTATTAATCCACTCAATAAAACATGCTTCAAATGGAGGTTTACCACATCCCTGTCTTATATCATAGGCACTCAAAGGCTTATCTGCTGGAAATAAATACTTCTCAATATTATCAGCTATAATTATAGGTAAAGTATTTTTTTGTAGTCCAGTTATAAAGCTATGCATAATTTTTTCCCAAGTTGGATTATCAGCCAATTCTTTGGGTTGAAACGTACTTTTTTGTAATAAAATTCTATCAGCTAATCTCAACATCTTAATCTCCTGTTATAATACACGAATACCAGATATTGTCCTTGCCTCTCGCCATATCGGCTCCAAAGTATTTATGTTTCTTTGAGGCTGTCTTCCAATGTCCAGGCGATTGTCTCCAAGAGGTAAACATTTCGGTCCCTAAATCAAACATGGAATCGTCTTTTTGACGTTCCCAAGATTCGGCAGCGATTTCCGAATAAGCATATTTTCCTAATGTTTTGTATAATTCTTCAACACGCTCTTGAAACTTTTGATGACCTTGTTGTCGATGGTCTGCCTGATATTTTGCATGTCGGGCGGCCATTTCCATAAGTACTGGATTTTGTTCTGATTCACATACATGCGCACCTGCAAATACTTTACCGGCTTCGATTAAACCAATCTGACTTGGTGTCAATAAGCTAGGTATGATATTATAATCAGGTATGATATTGTAATCTGGCACATCCATCCATAGATGACTACAGTTTGAGCAACTGTAACTTGTTCTCAAACAGAATACAGAATTGACAAAACCACACTTTGGGCAGATTACATCTTTCATTGAACTGCCTTTGAGGTTGCTTTGTAAACATCGGTCATCCCTTGATTACCAATAGCCATACCACACAAAAAACTACCTCTTGTAATTCCCCAAAGAATTCCAAGACCCAGAATGGGTACTACATAACAAACCATCAAACATTTTAGAATTATATTCACGAGCAACCTCCTGAAGAACCACACCCATAACACAGGTAACAACTACCAACCCGTACACAGAGTTGGCCACAATTATCACAGATTGGTGCATCTAGCGTACCAACTGAGGGACTATTTACATCTACTGGAATATTAGTTGTAAAATGATTTGCCAACCAGCGGAAAATATAATCAACAATTGACTTAGCAATCTTTATATCTTTATTTTTCGTAAAGCCCATGGGCTCAAAACGTACATGAGTAAACTTATCAATAAATTCGCTCAGAGGTACACCATACTGTAGGCCAATTGAAGTTGCCAGTCCAAAGCAATCAAATATACCGCCTAATGTACTCCCTTCTTTGGCTACTGATATAAAAATCTCTCCAGGTTTACCATCGGGATACAAACCTACTGTGAAATAACCTTTATGGCCATCAATAGTAAACTTGTGTGTGATACTCTCCCGAGTATCAGGCAAACGATTCCGGATGCTAGTAGGGAGCAATTCTTTCTTAATATTTAATGGCTGATAACCTTTGCTACCATCACGATAAATGGCCATTGACTTTAAACCTAGTTTCCAACCCAGCATATAAGCTTCTTGAATATCGTCAATCGTTGAATCAGTTGGCATATTGATTGTCTTTGAGATTCCACCACTTAAAAATGGTTGTGCTGCTGCCATCATTTTTAGATGTGCTTGCCAAGGAATCTGATTATCTCCCAAGGAAGTTGCAAATACTTTTAATTCACTATTGGTTAAATACGGGTCTCCGATTAAAGTTTCAGTTGTTTCTAAGCGACTTAAAATACTTGTTTGTAGCTGTTCACTAATTCCTAAGGACCTCAGCCCCGCTTCTACAGATTGATTTACAAGCTTCAATGTACCACCACCAACAAGCGTCTTAGTTTTCACTAACGCAAGCTCTGGTTCAATTCCAGTTGTATCGCAATCCATTAGGAAACTAATGGTTCCAGTTGGAGCACAAAGAGTTACTTGCGAGTTACGAAAGGACTTACAGACTAAAACTTCTTGCCATAAATTATCAGTGCCAATAGTTTGCGGATTTGCAGCAGCGTGCTTTTTTAATACTTTACCCATACTAACTTTATCATAGGCTTCAAATGCTCCAAGTTCTTTCGCTATTTCTGCACTGGTCAAGTATGCCCTAGCAGTAAGAGTTGATGTAATCTTGCTGCAGAGTTGTCGCGATTCGTCCGAGTCATACGGTAACCCCATTGACATCAAAAGAGCACCAAGATTTGTAAATCCAAGACCTAATTGTCGGCAAGTATGTGCATTTCGGGCAATCTCTTCAAGTGGATAACTTGCCTGATCTACTAAGATATCTTGTGCAATAATAAGAATTCTTACAACTTTTTGAAACGTATCGTAATCAAATTGACCATTCTTAAGAAATTTCAATAAGTTTATAGATGCCAAGTTACAGGCTGAACCGTTAGGTGCTAGAAATTCTGAATTATGCACCACAAGTCCATGTCTATTACCAGAAGATGATACTACAAAATTATGTGTCCCTTCGACTTCCATATCATAGACTGGTACTCTTTTTTCTAAATGAATAAAGTCAACATTTTCGACTACATCATTTGTTAAATCTCTATTTTCATTAACCCATTGACAAAGTTCGGACCAACTTTGCCCTTGAATTGATTTACAATTAGCGGTGGGTAAGATATTGCTTAATTTCCATAGTTTTATATATTTATTCCAAAGAGCGGCACTAACATACCCATACATATCTTCAATAGTTTCATAGAATTCTACTAATGCTTCTGGTTCTACATTAAGATAACGTGGATTATTCTTTCCCTTGGAATGCCCAGATAAATGTAAAAATTTTGATTTTAATTGTAAGTTTGAAAAACTATAGTTCTCAAGACTTTCATCAATATGATGGACGTGATAGTCATTAGAGACTGTGGTTCCTGTCGTCTGTTCATAAACAAAACGATGTAAATACTGACAACCATTAGGATGCTGTTTGGTACATTTATGATTTAACATTAAAACACCACGTCTACGTGGATTTTCTTTGATACTTAGTTTCTTGAGTCGATGCCCCGGCCTCAAATATTTTGCTTCTAATGTGTCTCCTTGGCGGGTGTAGAATAAATGTTCCGGCGTACAAGTTACAACAATACCCTTATTCGTAGTTACTTTAATTAAATTCTGTGTATATCCTGATCGCCAAATACGTTTTATTGTTTTTAGTACTGGTAAATTGGTGTCTAAATCATAGCTGAATACTTTTATATTATTTGCCCGCTTTTTAACCAGTTGATTAAATGTTAGTTTACCTTCATTTGTGATGATTTCCGTGTCACCTGTGAAGCAACACGGATTTGAAGAATTGATTCTACCAACATGTGGTACAGTATTATAATTATTGATAGTAGTTGAATACTGAACACCCGGATCACCACAGAGCCACGTACTCTCAGCAATCTTCTTCCATAAATCTCGTGCTTTAAATACTGGTCCATTTTGTCCAGTAGTTACCCATTTAGTCACCCACTCCGTATCATTCTTAACAGCTTGCATAAATTCATCAGAAATTTGAATGCTAATATTCATATTCTGATACATAACGGATTTTGCTGCCCGCTCTGGAGTTACACCACTCGCAATTAATAATCTTGCATGGGCTTCTTCTTCAGCTTTGCAGCTAATAAACTTATCAATATCTGGGTGGTCAATGTTGAGACAATGTAACAATGCTGCCCTGCGAGTCCGACCTGCTGAAGTTACAACCTCTGCAACTTGGTCATAGATTCTCATAAAACTAAGTGGACCAGATGAATGGCCACCGCCACTAATACCCTCGCATGTTGCACGTAATGGAGATAAGTTTGTACCTGTTCCAGAGCCAAACTTAAATAACATAGCATCGGTCTGAGCCAGGCCCATGATGCTATCCATATTGTCCTCAACGCCTTGGATAAAACAAGCAGAACCTTGTGGGTATTCAAATGGATTCTGACAAGGTTCGACCTGCTGAGATTCCTTATTCCAATACCAATTACATGGCTCACCTATGACTCCATATTTTTGATAGAGTCCTACATTAAACCACACAGGTGAATTAAATGCACAGTATTGATGCAATAATAACCATGTTAAATCATCACAAAACTCTGTACTATTTTCAAAGTAGCCATCTTCTACGCCCCATTGTGAAATTGTATCCGCAACTCTTGAAACTAATTGCTGGATGCTTGTTTCTCGGTCTGGAGTTCCAATTGCACCGTAGAAATATTTACTGGCAGCAATATTTACCGCCATTTGAGACCAGCTGCTAGGTGCAAGAACATTTTCTTGTCGAAAAATTACCTTATCACCCTGCTTTATTTCAGCAGTCCTCTTTTCCCAAGTAATCGGTTCGCCACTAAATTGTCGCTCGTAATTCATAGTTATCCTTTAGAAGTTTAAATTATTTTCAATTTCTATTTTATTTCGTAAGTCAATGAGTCTTTGATGCATTAGTAGCATAGCTGGATTTTCACCAGTTTGGGATTCAATTTGTCGTATCATTTCAGTCATATATGCTATTAATTGAGCATAGCGTTCTTTCCAATGTTTTACCTCAGACTGTAATATTTCTGCACAGTTGAGGCAGCTATGAACTGGTATTATTACATGTTGCTGACAAACTGGGCAGGTTAATTCCAAGCTAGTAAAAGTTTGAAGATTAAAATCATCTGGATGCCCAGAGCTAAAAGTATGAAAACAAGGCATGAGTTATTCCAAATTAATTTGTAAAAGTTGATCGCCAAATACCGCAGGTAATGCTTTACCAAATTCTATTAGCACACCTTGCATTAACTGTCGAATTTGCCACTGTGCATGTTTATTCAAAGCTCTTTGAATAAAAATTGACCTCCATTGACGTAGATTAGCTGTCATTACGATTTCAGTTTTAGTAGCATTAGGAAGACATTCACGAGCATCTTCTGGTGGAATACCTTTCTTAAGATAATATAAATACTCCAGATAATTATCTGCACGACTAGCAAGCCACGTCCTACTTGGTCCAGTAAACCAATTATCTGGATACTTTTCTAAGAATTTATCATCCATATAAAAATTAAAGGTATTAACATCCAAAAAATGATAAGGACCACAGGGGATTCCAATCTTTGGTGGGCATATTACTTGAAAACCTTTTTTAGAGTAATTTACAAATCTCTGTGATTCTTGGCAATTGTGGACAACAAAACCATTGGCGACAAAATTATGCCAAGGTGCTTCCATTTCAATATCATATGTCTCAGTTACTTTGTCAGGAATAATTGAGATTATGGTGTCTGAAAATACAGATTGTACGGCCTGACCGAAGTGAAATTGTTTATGACAGGGCTCGCAAAGAATACAAATATTGTCGGGCGTGTTATTTAAAGTATCTCCATCTTTATGGTGTCTAACAAGTCTCGCCTCTGTGGTGCCACAAGTAAAACATTGAATTGCCTTATATAATCTATTAGCCCGACAACGACCTGACATTGGTGTAGCATTCTCGCCCTTCCACATTGGGTTTTTAGCACCCAAATGTATTTTTGATAAATATTCAATAGCCTCAGGGGAAAACATTCCCTTTGTGCCATGTCCAGGGCGTCTATTAGGCCGCATTGAATGTGGCTTTTGTAAACCAAAATGACGTAACCATTTTCCGAGAAAAGATTCACTCACTCCCGCTTTTTTAGCTACTTCTGCTCGGGTTAAATTTTGTCTAAGATAAAGATTTTCCAACCATTCTTTATTTTTGTAAGCCAAAAGTCCGTTAGCAATAATCTTATCTCCGGGCTTTAATTGTGAGAGTTTTTTCCACCCATTAGGCGTCAAAAATCTATGGTTAGCTGTTGCTCGAATATCTCGGCCAAATTCAGAAGTCACTTTATAGACTTGTTGCCGTCCACTATAGCTAATAGACTTTATTCCATTGGCAATTAAAACCCCCTCCGAATTCACACTTCGTAATTTAATTAGTTTTAATCGTCCTTTTCTCTTTGGATCAAGAGACATGTTATAAAGCTGTTCTAAAGTCCAACGTTTTGCATGGTGTCGTTTCGCACTAGGCATTGATACCACAGTAGTATCTCCGGCGAGACAATATGAAGCAATTCTATGCCGAACGAGTTGATGGCTCATTGACCGTGAGCCAATAATTCGTACACTTGCTGAAACATGCTCTAATACACTATCATGCCCTAAATCTCGAATCATTTTAACAAACTTAGATGCTGAATCATTAGTGATTCTATCTTCACTTTTATAGGCCGTTCTACCCGCTAACTCCAATAACTTCAAATGCTCATCATTTAGTGGAGTTAAAATCTCAATTCTCGGTGGAACTACTGTTATTAACATTATATTTCTGCCCTTATTTTGCGTCCTGTTTGTAATATCCCACGAACCTCACGAGTAGGATCATAAGGAGCGTTATGTTCCTGCCTCTCAACTTCGGGACCTTCGATCCAAAGTTCAGATTGGCGAGTTAATTCATCAAACTCTTTCTTTGAGAGAGTTTCATATCCTGGTGTAATGTTTGCCATTTTAACCCCCTAGTATTTCTGTCCCATGCCTAGAATATTGATCCAATAATTTTTTAACTACGCTTTTTTCACACGCCTCTAAAGTTGCAAAATCTTCTAATATACCAATTTCCATGGTATCATAAATCCGGTTTTTATGTCTAGCGACCACAGAGGTTTGTTTTTCAGTCTCACAATAATAGTGACTTATTTTTATATCATCGTTTGACACCTGTTTTGGGTATCGCCAAAAGGCAATATTTAACTTCCCCACCAGCATGTCGCCATCGTTAAGTAAAACGCTACATCCTCTTCCTGGTTGTCTCGGAAATCCATTTACACAGGTGTTGTGCGTCGGTACTCGTTGGGGTTTTGTTGCTAAAATTTTGATATCCGACAATATATTGTGATTTGAATCTTGGCCTAAAAATATCGTGGTATTGTATAATAGTTGCATAAGCTACCTTTTAATAACGGCCACTCCAAATTCTTGAAATGAAGCTGCTAATTGATGCACAGCATTCTCTTTGCATTCTTCTAGTGTCTGAAAATCTTGTCTAATAGCTACTCCATAAATATTGTACCCATCTAAGCTTGCTTGAATACCTTGAGAACCACCCCAAGAAGTGTCTTCATAGGTAACAGTTTTAAATAAATCCGAAAAATTAAGCTGTTGTGGCACGCGCGCCCCCTCTATCCATATATTACCAACTAAGTAGCTATCTTCATCCAAATCCATTATAAAAGTATGTTTAGCAAGAGTACCATTTATAGATGGAACAATTTTGTCAGTAGGTTCGGCATGAATAACTACTTCTGTTCGGATATCAAAACTAATATCTGGGAACAACAAAATTGTATCATTGTATATTCCTGAAATCATACTAATTATATAACCTCAATAATTTCTTGTGTAAACTTCCAGGTGACTCACGATTATCTAATGATTTAATCCGCCCAGACTTTTCAATTACATTTCCAACATATTGTGAACAGAAAATCCCACGAGTATCATTTGACCACCAACCTCGCAGCCGATACGGCCGACCCAGCTGAGCGGTTGCATATGCTAGCATTGCTGTAATTTCACTTGTAGTATATGCAACTTTGGGTTGCATACTAAACCATGAAAAATTACGCCGCTGCCAAAAGCCCGATCTCTCTAAAGTACCTAAATGGGCCTGATAAGCAGAGAGTTCTAATTTTCTAACCTTAGGTGGTGTTGCCTCATAAACAATACCACTAAATACAATAGCCACATGAGTTAATAAACTGCCCGTATTATTGCTAATTGGCCCCACTAACAAGCCACCCTTCCAAAAGATAACTGAACCATCACACATTATCAATTACTCTCTGTGACCATAGAAATTCTTGAATTAAGTTTTTCTCAATATCATATACCCGCAATCCAATAAAGAAACAAGGTCCAGAAGACCATGGGTCGGCTTGTAGAAATTCTTCAGCTGTACAACCATTGGTCAGAAAATGCTGATATAATGGATACTCATCATCAAACATACCGTTGTAATAAGCACACACTTCTAACTTAACGGGATAGGTACGACCACAATGTGGACAAGGTAGGGACCTCTCTTCATGTAAATCTAAAAAATTCTGTGCCTCGACTGTCAATCCCATATATTGGTCAGAACGCATTAGATACTCCTTAAATAGGCCATATATGCTCGTTCGCAGTTATCCGAGCAAAATGATTTATTATCATAGCAGTAATCACCACATTCAGGACACATGCCTGTTGGTTCAGGTGTACCTTCAACCCACTCAATATACACTCCATGACCTTTAGAAGGAAATTGAATGGCAGTTGGGTCAATAATCGTGCCATTACGATCAATTAGCCACCAATGCTCGCGTTCACCCCATATTGGGCACATATAGTGGCCGCGAACTCGTTTGAGTTCAGGACAAGCTTCAGCCATGGCTAATGTAACTTTAGCACATTTACCATAAGCGTCTTCAAAATTTTTACATATCCACTTACTATACACTATTCTTCCCTCGTGGGAACCAAGGCTCCTCATCATTTCCCAGCTTTTTGTTTTGTTTTTGCAACTTTTTGTTGCGTTTCTGCAACTGTCGCTGCTGATCCTTTGCGTCTTTCTTATAGCTGTAATCACTATTCTTACGCCATGTACGTCCCATTTTAGCAACCTATCCTCATACGTCGTTCTGCTACTGCATCATAATACATTAACTTATCTATAACCATAGTTTTTAAACTTCCAACAGTCCAAAAAAATTGTCCTGGAGGACCACCACAAAATTGAATGGGATTTACATGCTCAGCCAACAAATGTTCAAGTCCCCTACAATAATCCCATACTGAAATGGTATAGTTTCCACCTGGAGCACAAATAATAATCTTTTCTTGATCGCAATCTAATTCAAGAAGTAAATCTCTCGCTGCTTCGACTGTTATATCCTCACAGTACTTTTCATACTCGGCTAGTGTTCTCATGCTGTCTGTCCCGCTAATTTTAGAATCTTAGCCACAGTTTTCTTATCACCTTTTATATAGGCAAACATAAAATGATCTAAAAACATAGTGAACAAATTTCCATCCCACCAACGACCTACTGGACCACCAAAGAACCGTAACTCTACTGCTTTAGCTGGCCATAATCCTACAACATCCATATTATCATATAGATCAGCTAGTGCAAAACATGTACCGTCTACGTATACTCTGGCCTGGGATGCTCCAAAGGTCCAACAAAGTCCATCTAAAGCATCTATGGCTGTCATATCTCCAAATAGATTTTCAAGCTGTTTGAAGTTTATCATCTATCACCATATCAGTATAGTACCCTTTAGTTGACCAAGCGTGAAGAACCAAATCACAGACCCAAGTTAATAGAGTTCCACGATAAAATTGTCGCTTATCGGGCGGACCACCCCAGAATTCAATAGGAGAAATTTCTTCTGCACTGATTCGATCTGCGCCAGGTAACTTTAAGATATTCTTAGCACAACTCTTACGATCAGTAAGAATATACGTAAAGAGGGTAGCCCCCTCATTAAATTCATTACAGACCAATTCGGCGGCCTCTTTAGCTGTTAGGCCATCTAGCTCTCGACGCAATTTATCGTCAATCTTCATACTCTATTATACCATAAATAATCACAAAGTCAAATTCCCTTGATTCCAATATTACGTAGCATCAAATACTCTCTTTATTTTAGATTGAATAGCAGAGTATCCATCAGTTAGAATATAATTGGCTATATGATCTAACAAAAAGGTCCAAACAGTTCCATTATACCAAGCACCACGTCCTAAAGGACCACCCACGAAGCGAATCTTAACATTGTGTGTATGAACTAGTGATGAGTAATGTGACACAAGTGTTTTGATTGTTGCTTGCTTTCCTTGCCATACAAAATCTTCATTCTCGCAACCAATCGCTTTACAAATAGCATAAGCTTCATCAATATCAATTGGTTTATACCGAGATAAAATAAAACTCGCAGCCCTTAATGGGTGCCTACAAGCAATAGTTTGTAAAGATGTCCCCATTATAATTCAACATTTAAAAAACGGGCCAAAAGATTCTGGTTTCCTTCAACATAAGCATTTAAAATTTTATCAATAATTAAAGTCAATAAAGTGCCATCGTACCAAGCAATTTTATTTGGTGGGCCGCCACTGAACTTAAGTGGCCCAACCTCCCTTGCAAGTAGGTATTCAATTCCAGGAAAATCTTTCGCCAACTTTTCTGGCATCGTATGAAGTCCATTTAATACTATCAAGTTGCGACTAGCATTAAAAGTATAATGCAAATAGTTGATTACACGCATCGCCTTAATATTCTGCAACCGCATCATTAATTGGGCCTGCATTTCAGTCTCTTTAATAATATCTACAACCATACGTGTATCTTTTCCTGCTCCGGAATCCCCAGTACTCGACTCAGTTGTTTCACTGAATGCTGGCATAAATAATCGTAAATCCGGTCTAACAATAGTGTCTGTAAATTTCCCTTGTAGTACCCCAGTTTGTTGGGTGGGCCACCCCAAAAAGTGAAACGGGAAGTTTTGTTCGCTGGTAGCCAAGCCACATCGTCCATTTTCACCCAATCTTTGATGTAAACAATTTGACCCTGGAGATACACAAAAATTTCGATATGACCGAGTGCGCTTAGGATATTGTAGCATTTTGGAGCGCTTATCTCTTCTAGTTTTTCTAAAATATGCTCTGGAACCATTATTCATTTAGCTAAAGATTTTAATTCTTCAATCATTGTGACTCGCAGACCATTAAGTTCTGGAGTAATTGTTTTCCATTCTTCATTCTTAAGACGAAACTGTGAAACACTCATCCATTTATTACAAAACGCAGATAGTTCGGTTTCGGAAACACTAAGATTATCTGCTACCCAACGTTCTGGGCAGGTTAATTCGCAGTGTGCAAAAAATGCTTTGCATCCTTCTTTTAACCATCTTTGATATTCAGGAGTACCTTGTAACGAAGTTCCTAGTAAATTTGCTAGACGGCGAGCAATTAAGGTTCTACTTGGTTCTGAAATATCACCTTTTAATTCTGCAACAAATTCCGCAAGATTAGCTAATCTAAGCATTATCACTCCAATTATACTGATCATAAAATGATGAAGTACCACACTCTGTATTCCCGGCCATTGTTAAAATAGCACTTCTTGGACAACGACTAAATGTTCGATAACCACAAAGATGTGCAAAGGCACGCGAGCCAGGAGTACCGGGTTGTTTGTTTATAAACTTGGCAAGCTTGCGTCGTAATCCCCGTTTTAATAAATGATTTCGATGCTTCTTAAGAGGTTGATCATCATATACCCAGTGTGGCTTAGTCCAAGGACCTCGGACAACAAGCGTCTTCAGATAGTCTAATACCTTATTATTGCCACCACGACGTACATATTCTTCCGAGACATAAATTCCATAACGAATTAATGCTTGTTCATAACCACGCCAAACTTCGGCCCCATCTTGATGTTCGTCAGAGTATTTAAGATACTTTAAAATTCGTAGTACCGCAATCTGTGCGGCCTTTAATTCAGGAGTATCTAAGCAACCAGCACATTTCTGAAAACTATGGTATGGAATAAACACTTGATATTGTCTATTACGCATCTGACGATCAGATGCTGGTCCCAATAAACTTCGATCAGGTTCTGCCGTCCATGAATTCCGACCAGTCACTGCCTGTGTGGTCGTAAAACCCTGGGATGCAGACCAGTTAACAGGCCGGTGCTCTGGTCTTCCACCATATAATGCAAGGTAGATATCTCGTGCGGATCGTTGATCTGAATCATCACTAAAACCGATACCTGGATTCTGTAACTGATAATATGTCCCTATTGGCTGGGCTACATCAAGTCCAGGGCGCATATCATTTTCAGGAACCATTACAGTAAGTTCAGGAACTCCTTGTGCAAACGAGTTACGGACCTGATGTTCCCATGTATCTCGGTAATCAGATGATAAACCTTGATACCAGTTGTAGATTGCCGGATAAGACCGCAAATATTCTTGAAAAGTTACAGGTCTAGGCATTATACTCTCACCATAGAATAGAGGGGAAGGGAAGCATCACGAGGATACGATCTCATTGGATTATGATTTTCCCCTGATCTTGTTCGATTAATTAATCTAAATAAACCATTATCAGAGCTAATTAAAAGTTCAACTGTCTCAATTCCGTCGTCGTCAATTTCACTTGTTTCAATATAAGTTGTCCCACTTTTAAGTTCAAGGACTTTAAAAGTTTTATTCACATCTATTTGTTTCACTATATACACGGCTACTAGATCGTGCAACCTCTGTCGAGTAGATTCTAAAGTCATCATATTTCATTCCTTTGTAGTGGACGACTACGAAGCCGGAGATAAGTAATCATTGATTCATTATCTCTTGGTTTCTTTATAACTGGTAATTCAGTTTCTGGGCAATCAAGAATCGTAGCACCATGAGCTTTTAGCAATTCGACAACCCACCACTCATTTGCTGTATGTATGTCTCCACATTTGCATGCACCAGATAAAACATCACAGTTTTCATGCCCCGTAACTTTAAGCCAGTATCTTGGAATATAAACTTTCCCATTTTTTATTTGCAGATTAATCGTTTCAATCGTTGCACCATAGTATGATAAAGCCTCTTGTACAAATCCATCAGTTTCTTGATGAACACCACCACAGGCACAAGGTCCAACTAACATATCACATCGAGTACGGTATCGGGCTGTTCCGTCAACCATACGCTTCTCGAAATGCTTAGGATAGGGGACAAATCCGCTATCTGGTCGGCGTTTAAGAATTTGATCTGGCATACTGTAAGTATACACCATAAGGCATGGTTGTCAAATTAAATATTTAAGATTGCTGTAAAGCTATATAAATTAACGATTTATGGCCCTAAACTTAAAAGTGTAATTCTTAAATTTATAGTTGGCAAAACGTCTTTGAATGGCTTCTAAAGCTTGATCTCGCGCTTTTTCAGTCTCATACCAGGAATCAGATGCCCAATTATTACTAAAATTGGACCAAGATTCAATGCCAAAACGTTTCTTTTTAGACTTTTTCTTGTATCGGAGTTCTTCGGGGTCTCTCATCTAACCCTCACAAACGAGCAACATTTGCTAAAATCTTTCAGGCTACTACATCCAACGTAGGTGCAGGCTGATCGAAGGCCGCCAGCTATTTCCAATAAGATAAGATTTACTGGACCCTTGCTTGGCACTATGGAACATCGTCCCTCAGATGCTGCATACTCTGGGATGCCACCATAATACTTTTCTTGTGCTTCTTGGCTTGACATCCCGTAGACTTTTAAACCATCTTCAGTCCATGTGCCTTCACATTCTATAGCTCCTGCAACCATCCCACCAAGCATTACAAAATCGGCTCCCGCTCCAAAACACTTGGCAATATCTCCAGAGGTCTGACAACCCCCATCAGCCATGACTAATCCGCCAAGCCCGTGAGCAGCGTCCGCTGATTCTATAACAGCACTCAGCTGTGGATAGCCGACTCCTGTTACTTTTCTAGTCTCACAAAACCGCCCAGGGCCTATTCCCACCTTAACTACATCAGCACCAGCGAGAATCAATTCTTGGGTCATTTCTGGAACTGCAACATTTCCAGCAACAAGCATACAATCAGGATATAATTCGCGTAGCTTCTGTACCTTTTGAACAAAATATTTTGTATGGCCATTCGCAGCGTCCAGACAAATTCTTGGTAGCGGATGACCTAATTGAGTTATAAGTTCTTCAAGTTTATTTAAATCTTCATCTTTGAGTCCTAGAGTATAGAATAAATAATCTGTATAAGAAGATGCAAATATTTTTTTAAGATTCTCTAAACTATAAAACTTATGTAGAGCACAGCAAGCTTTTAGTTGCCAGAGTTCTTTTGCAATTCCACAGCATCCCGTGACATCCATGTTGGAAGCACAAATTGGAAGGCAAGTGAATGTCTTCTTAGAATGAAGTAGCTTAAATGTTCTAACTAACTCAACACTCTTACGACTGGGAGCATCGCTCCGTTTAGGTCGGATCAAAACATCATCAAAATCGAGTTTAATTCCCTCTTCAATTCTCATAATTACCTTTTAATAAAAAGCCAATAATAAATAGTATACCGCTTAGTGGGATTGTAAAAAATAGAAGCCATGGCATCATACACATGTCATAAAGAATACCACCAATATCTACATTAACAACCTCTGGCCCTCGTGCAGTTAAATGTACGCCCAGTGATCCGGCAATAGTACAAGCTAGCCAGCAACTTGCCACTGGTCCCAGTATGCCAAGAATCGCTAATACTATGCAAATAGTCCCAATCTTTTTCATTCATCACTCCAGGGGAAGTTTAACCATAAAGGTGGTTTTTCTTGTAGATAGTAAGTTGGCTTATAACTGCCTTCTTTCCAAAATAAAACTGCTGTGTCATGTTTACCAAAATGCTTTTCGCAAGTCTGCATCGTGTAACCGCCATCAATTAAATCATCAACAATTAAGCAAGGTCCTTCAGGCAACTGACCTTCAATAATCGGAATTTCGCGTGGTGTATGGCCATTATAATGGCTAATTCGTATCTCTGCATGAGGAATCTCTAACTTCGCAGCTAATGGCTTGGAAATGTGCAATCCACCATTAGCAATTCCAACAACATGCTGGTATCTTGATTTATGTGGCAAGATTAAACTTGCCAGATAGGCGATCATTATATCAACTTGCCAAGATTGTAGATTTAAGAACATTAATCTACTCCAAATCTTTTGCGGGTATCATTAAGAGCGGCATTAGCTTCCGTCGTGGTATTAAAAGCCCCTAAAGTATATTTTCTACCTTGAATTTTAATCTCGGCAATATATTTTCCTCGTTGTTTATGGTACCAAACACCTTTTATTCCAGTAGAACTATTTGTCTGGGCCCCACGATTATGCAAATTTCTTGATTTTGTGACAATTCGTAAATTGTCTCTGCGATTATCCAATGGGTCTTGATTTACATGGTCAATCGTCAAATTTGATTTTGCATTAGGGACTTCTAGTCCCATTCGTTGAATAATTTCTTGGTGCATATAGATTGTTTTAGTTTTTCCCTTAATTCGAGTCTTACGCATGGCTCGATAAACCTTACTCTGTGGCGTAACACACCAGCACCACTGGTTTAAATGCCGCCAATCTTCTGGACTTATTTTTGCTTCAAATGATGGTGCCACTTTAATTGTATCAAGGTCATAAACCATTCCATAATCAAAGAATTTCCATCTATTATAAGTTTCGACCGAAGAATCATATGCTACACTTCTTAGATAAGTATATAATTCTTTCCACTTGGAGAAAATCATTTGATGTGGAATAGTTGCCAGCAACCAATCTGGAGCCTCGGCCTTACCCTGTTCACAATGCACCAAAATTGGCTTCCCCTCAGTATTAGCTCTAAATACCTCATTCCATGTCCCCACGGAGTAGGCATTAAAATCAATATGACAAATAATAAAATCTGAAACATCGACCATTCTTAGATCAATATCTTTAATCGGCTGCATCATTTGCGTAGCCGTATCAAAGTGTCCTGCCCGTTTTTCAATTGAGCGTAGTTTCCGATGCTCAGAATCTTCGATACCTTCTGCAATCGGCTTCTGTATTGGGTCCATCCAAATAATACCTAAATCTTTCAAATCATGTTTGATTCGCTGTCGCCAGACTACTCCTCCATCCTTAACAAAATCCATCGGCCCAGCTAAATAACATCGGTTATAAAATAGCCTATTCATGTAATAACTCCGCCCATTGTGAGGAACCAATACGAGTACAACCGAGGTCTAAGTAATTTGCTACGTCATCATAAGAATGTATACCCCCGCTAGCTTTAATTTTTACATTAGTTCCTTCTAAAGCTTTTTTCATAGTTAAGATATCTTGTACACTTGCCCCACGAGTACCAAAACCAGTGGATGTTTTTACATAGTCTGCACCAGCATCGGCAGCTATGAGACATGCTTGGGTAATCTGGTCTGGAGTTAAATAACAAGTTTCCAGAATTACTTTGAGAATTATTTCCTTACTTAACCAATCTATGCTAGCCCGAGTCTCATAAATATCATCGTGTACATAGTCCACGTCACCATTTAGGAGGGCTGCATAATTCATTACCATATCTATTTCAATAGCACCAGCTTTAATAGCTAATTGTGCTTCTTCACTTTTAGTAAAAGAATCATTACACCCAAGTGGAAATCCAACTACAGTTGAAATAGGCACTCGAAATCCAGCGGCCCAATAAATATAGCACGGATGCACACAAACTGAAGCGAAGCCATTGGCTTTCGCCAGTAAACAAGCTTTTTGCACATCATGTGGGCTTGTAGTTGGCTTTAAAACCGCATAATCCAATGCAGCCGCTATTTGCTCATTAGAATACATAAGACTCCAATTGTTCAGATATTGAATTTCCAAGGTACAGTAATACCTGGCTGAGAAGCCAAGCAATAAATAATGTTATCCCACAGACTACAAAAAATAAAACCAGTTGGCTTAAAACTTTCATGTCTTGACCTTATTCTTTGATCCCTTTGGACGACCCCGTTTCTTTATAGCTAAAGTGGCTGTTTTTAAAACATCCACGGTATCATCATAAGCTTGTGGTTCTTCACGCTTTTGCTTACCTCGCGGCTTACCCTTATCAGAACGCTGCTTACGTTTCTTAAGGGGTTGACCCATAGCAAGTTCAACTGCTTGCAATAACGGCTCTTCTGGCTCTTCTGGCTCTTCTGGCTCTTCTGGCTCTTCTACTTCTAAGTCTACATCTGGCTCCGAATCAAAATATTCAATATCGTCTTCTTCGTCCTTAAACTTTTGCACATGACAATCCATCAATACAGCGAGAATACCTCGATCTAGTTTACCATACGCCCACTTTGGGATGTCCATAGGTTTACGACCAAAGATGGCTTTTAGTCCACGCATAGTTGGACACTGTAATGCCTTCTCCCAGTCCTTATAATGTTTTTCGCAAGCTTCCAAAGCTTTCTTCATAGTCTTGAATAATTTACGACGTGGTTCAACAAATGCCCACATATCTGTCTTCCCATCTTCAAAGTTTCCAGGAACACAGCAAAAGACTGTGGCTTGAAATCCAGGTGGTACCCGAACTCCAAATACCATTCGTCGCCATGTAATCCTATACTTTGACTTTGAAATCCAGTCCTTACGCAACTTAGCACTAAGTTTATCTTTATTAAATCTGTTGGTGCGTTTAAATTCCATCATTTTTCTTTGACTTCTTCTTTTTCTTTAGAAAAGGGGCATCGTCTCGAAATTGAGCTTTGACTGGCATAATCTTATGCCCCTTCATACCCCGATTATGTCGTGGATGCGCGGGGGAATAAAATATGTGTACTGCTGGGGCTGGAAAATGTCGCAGTACATCTAGTTTCTTGCATTTAGGGCAAGCAACAGGCTCGGGATCGTGGAAAAGAATAACATCACTAAATACGTGCCCACATTCTTGGCAAGTAAAGTTATAATTTGGCATAATTAAGCCCCTGTTTTAATAACAACACAACGATTGGGATGCTGAAGTTTGACTACTCGATTATCACTATTCGTCCCATGTAATTTAAATACAGGGGTGGCCGCTCTGATAATCTCAATGTGACTGATAACCATATGCTGTAGCCACATATCTGAGCCTTGCCGTACTGGATAAACAACTGTGTAGCCAGTCTTAATAACATTGCCCGCATAGTCTCTTGGCTCTAAAATTTCGCCCATAATTAAATCCTCTTCACTCATGCTATGGAACTCAAATATTGTATTAGAACTGCCACATCTTAAACACTCTTCGGGTGGATGATGCTGTCTTTTTGAAGACGCCCAAATTAATCCACATTCTTGGCATCTTCCATCACCATATTGCCAACCTATTTCATCGAACATGACTTCGTACAATTTCAACTAAATCTTCTAGTTCATCACTTGGTATTGGCAGCCCAGTACCACCATAGAAAAACACATCTTTCCATAAATCATAGTCAAGGGCCTCAACTATTTCACTAAGCATAACTACAATTTGATCGTCAGTCATACATTCTCCCATAGATTATCTTTAACTTGAATCAAACCATTCTCTTCTGCAATATGCTCGCAGTAATTTCGATCTATTTCAATTGACATACAACCTACATTGAGACGTTTACAGACTCTCATTACAGTTCCAGTGCCACTACAAGCGTCAATCACTGCATCTTGTGTGCCGCAACTAAGTTTAATACATCGCTCCACCAGTGTCTCCCCTAGCTGGGTGGGATGCCATGCTCGTCGTTGCTTTGAGTTGCCAGTAACTCTTGGAACATCGAAGACATCGCCTGGGACCCTCCCACGGGCGTCTGCTCGCTTGTCTCCGTGCTCTTGACGCCAGGAAGGTACTCGAATAGCATCAGGATACAACTCAACGCCAGGATGCATCAAGCGAACTAATGGACGATGATTATTTCCTAGATCATGTTGATTATGTTGCCCGAAGGTGAACGTCTGGACGCAAGCTTTAGCCAATAGTTGCTTATCTGCAACAAGCTTAGTTACAAAAGACCCCATATCAAATGTCCACTTGGCATTGTACGAGAACCATGTGATATCAGCAACCGTAGTTGACAGCCGTAGAACATATTCTAACCAAATTAAATATTCTTCAGTTGATCGTTTATCATCATATTCGCCATATTTTAGGCCGATGGCATCTGGCGGGTCCATGAATAGCATACGCCAACGAGGCTTTAACTCTCTAAGTACACTTTCAATAGGCGAACAGACTAGACTATATTTACTCATCTGTATATTATGACACAAAAATGGGACTTGTCAAGGCGGATATTGGATCATCACGATATTTTAAAAGATGCCCCTGAAGAGTGGCCATACTCCACTCATTTGGTGTTCCACGCTCAGAGAATTGTTTTGCTACTTCAGGAAGTGCTGGAAAGAATCGGAGAAATAGTTTTTTCATTTGATCTCTGGATGCATTTGCCAATTCCAGACTTAAATCCACACGCCCCGGACGAATTAAAGCTGGATCAAGAGTTTCAATATGATTTGTTGTCATAAATAGAATTCGACCTTCACTGGCCATAACACCATCTATTGCATTCAATAATCCAGAGAAAGTTACACTTTCCTTATCATCAGCTTTTTTACGTTGAAGGAATACACAATCAATGTCTTCAATAAGTATCATGCTATTAGTTGGAATCGACGACATTAATTCTAATAAACCCTCATTACTTAAAGAATGTGAACTCAGATTCAATGTATAGATATCAAACTGAAGTGTTGAGGCTAATGCAATAACCAAGGAACTCTTACCATTTCCAGGTGCCCCATGTAATAAATAACCGCGTCGGTATGGAATACCACGATCATTATACCAACTTTCAGATTTTTGAAACAAGCAAATATCTTCTAAAATTCGATCAGACAATCCATCAGCTAGAATCACTGATTCCATTGGCCGTGGTAGTCGTTTACCTACAGCAATCCAACTTCCATAGTCGTGGGATGCAATAGTTACTCTTGCATCTAGTGGTGGGTGATAGACTTGACGAGCTTCTTCCAGTAAATCTAATACAATTTGTTTGTTGCGACTGAATAATGTAAAGTTAAATGTCTCATAAAATCCCAGCGCTCCGGCTCCGTTACCACCCCCCTTGTCACTACCTTCTCGACGATCTCGACGTAACACTACCAAACGATGACGATAGAAGAAAAAATGCAGCCCTGGAGCTGGGGATAAAATAACTTGTGGCTTTTTTAAATTTGAGTCACCAATATCATTAGTTTCATGTCGTTGCCGTTTAGTTTGAACAGTCCATAACCGACATCGCCGTTGATAAGGATGTTGGGCTAACCATACATTTAACCACTTAAAAGCTTCATCACGATCTGGCACATCTACAACTGTTATAAGGCGTCGTTTTGTCCAGTCCCAAATATGATTAGGAACCCGACGTAAATAGGCAAATACTACACCTACAACTGCCAATAAAGCTCCCCCACTTAGGAACTGATTGCTAGACAATTGGTCTATTAATGATTGCCACATAATTCCACCCTACAAATAATGTTTACACTTTGGACATTGATAAACTATATCATCATCTGGTTCTAATGTCCATGGTTCAATATTACTCCAGTATCAATTCGTATTATTAGCATCTTGTAATTCCTTTGGATTGTGCCTAGTTAACACTAAATTAATAACTGGTACTAATTCTCCAATTTGAAGTTCATTATCACCAACGTATCCAAGTGTCCAAGCAACTTGTTCAGCTGGTTGATTTTCAAGCACATTTGCTAACATTTCAAACATTTTGACAATCTCCACACCAGAGATATTAATCTGAGCAAGTCGTTCTAAGGCTTTGGCATTAATCACAATATTTCCTTTTCAATTTTAAGGTCTTTTGGTAATAGACATCGTTGCGACAGCTTAAATTCTTTTTTAATTGCCGCCTTAACTTGAGACTTAGTATGACATACAATAATACCAGATTGATCTCCAAGAGTCCATTTCCAAGTTGATGGAATTTTTGGAGGTAAATAACCCTTCGATTTTAGATATTTTTTTGCTAATCTATCCCACACAAGTCGTCTCTCAGCTTTAGTAGGAGTTCGTGGGATAACTTGATGTAAATTAAAAAATTCTATCCGAGAGAGTCGGAGTGTTGTTGTTCTAACATTACCCATATGTAATTGTCTCCGATACATATTTACTAAAACAAATTAAATCCTCTGGAACCCCACAAAAAACTGTGGCATTTGATTCCAATTTTTCTGCACAAAATCCACGTCTACGTAACCAACCACTAACATCAATTGGCTTTCCAGGGCAGCATAAACTTTCTGGAATTTTTATCTTAATAACTTTTTTCCCTAGCTGAATAAGTGTATTTTCGACCATACATAAAAGTTTGGACCCAATTCCAAAATTACGGTAGGCAGGTTTTACTCCTAGTCTAACGACAATAGTTCCTTCCCACATAATAAATCCTGCTGGAATACCTTGAATTGTCCCAATCATAATACTATATTTAGAATTATCCAGATAAATACGCCACTCATCCAGTGAAATATTATCCTCAAAACATTTTAAATCAATATCTAATAAATGATTTAATTCACCACGTAGTGGTTTTCTAATGTTTGTAATCATCCTTTGTACCCTCGTGACCTCCCTAATTCATTTAAATACTGTTGAGTTGCATCTGTACTATGTGACATTAAAGCTTGCTGCTCTAATACTGCACATCTATTTTTACTTTCATCAATTGTCATATCACTAAAGATATGGCCATTCGTAATAGCAGACCAACATTCATTAAGTTTATGTAATAAATTTTGCTGATGAACTGTAGAAATTCGGGCACGGTGATTTGCGACTCGTAATAAAGGCCGTTCGAGCCCAATTGGCTTTGCAACTATTTGGTCAATACAAACCACTACATCCTGATTACCAACAGGCTCTCCAAGCATCCATGAATAGATAGCTAATTGATTAGACCAATCTTCATTTGCATCTTCCAGCCAACCAGAATGAATCTCAACACCTTTCCATACAATAGGGTTATAATCTTTATGAGACTGGCCTGTACCACGGGTAGCTTTTGCGATACTAACATCCCAACAATCACGTACAAGTCGATAATTTTTGCATGGGCTGGTGGGTGATTTGGAACAATATCCATTAATCTTCCAATCAAGAATAACATGTGCTCCTGAGGCATGTATAAATCGTAAGTCTGGTTTGCCTAACAAAGGAACTTCATTAATAGTACCTGTTGCTGTGAATTCAAATTGTGGCGATTGTTTACTTTGTTGTAACAATGCTAATAATTCATCGTAGGCTCCACATTTTTTGTAGCTTTCAAAAACATAGAGGCCATTTTCTCGTGCCCAATCCCTATTATGCTCTTCCACTTGGTTTGTAAACAATGTATCAAATTCAAATCTCGGGTCATTACCTTTTCCGAAAAGAGTTTCATGCATGGCCGATTTTACGTAGGCATCAAAAGAACTACCTATTGACATATAGATAGCCTGCGGTGGTCGTGGAGCACGAACCTCACTTAAATGTTGTAGATAATACTCATCCCGATCAGAAGTCCAAAGCGCAAGCTGACTCGGAGAAAGATATGCTGGGATTCTCATAGTAGCCTCTCAATCAAAAAAGTCATAAGACTGCCAACTAGAATACCTAAGCCAACCCACCAAAACTTCGGTTGTTTTGATTTTTGTATTGGTCTCACCGATAAATAGAAGGCATATAAAATATACCAAGTACCATATGTTGGATGTGACCACAAGCTCTTATAGGCTAATTTGATCCATCCTTTGCTATACAAAAAATTTTGTATATCCATACAATATAAATTTTCTTGTTTAATCCTCTGTCCATGTTCGCATGTATCGTGCGTCTTTTGGTATGGCGTCATCAGATAGCTCCCTATATTTAAAGGTGACTACTTGACCATGTGTGAAATATTTACCTTCAATCCAGCTAGGTGTATCACTACCAGGATTTTCAATTGCCCAGTTACGAGCTTTTTGGTTTGAGAATTTACGTTCCTCGTCAGTAAGCCCAGCTAATTCTAATCTCTTACCTTTAAAATCTAAGATTAAAGCACCAATTTTTCCAAGTAATTTAGAACCTTTATCCGTTTTTCTACCAGATGTAAATCCGATAACAGTTCCTTCTGCGTCAGAATAGGGCTTATACTTTAAAACTCCATAAGAACGAGTTGGCGTCCAAATACTGTCCGGTCGTCGTAACACTACTCCTTCTCCACCATTTGCAACTATTTTCTCCAATTCATGCTCGACCACAGCTTGTGCATTAATTTCAGGTAGCCGTCGTTGCCGTAAAAGATAAATTTGTCCTTCGGATGGAAGTGCTTCATTTAATATAATTAACACATCTTCAAAAGTTGTTCCAAAAGGTAGAAATCTATAGTCCTGTAACAAACTATCAGGTTGTTTATTTAACCAACGACGAACTACATCTAACGACATATTTAATTTCATGTTGGCATTATTGATGATTCCATCTGCAAAAATACTCTCAAATGGTGGGCTATCAATAATAGCAAATTCAATCTGTTCCCAGTCTTTTGTTGGAACATCACACGCACATATTGAGCGACATAATTGAAAAGTACCTGGACCAGCCCAAAGTTCACCATCCAATGGTAAACATGGTAGTTGATTCAACCACCAATCTGGAGCAATAATAGGGTTGCCATACCGTGACCACAGCCCAGTTGAAAAGGGTTTAATTTTTGCTTTTTTCCCACCAGTTTTTGGATTGGTGATATTTGCCCATGGTATCTGATCCGTTGATAAGCCACGACTAATACCACCATCCCAGAAACAACGAGTACCATCGAGTTTCTCAGACACATAGCATCCAGAGATATCATGTTTCTCTGGAATATACTTATGTGCCAACATTAAAAATTCACGTTTATTTGATACTCGTACCATAATTAATTCCTTAACAAGAGCGTAAATTGTCTAGGTCAAATTCATAAGTATCATTGAGAATTTGTTGGCAACGTGGGCAAGTTGGACATGTTGTAGTTGCCACTAGGTATCCAAAATTAAATCCACTTACTACCAAAAGTATCCCTAAAAATAAACCAATTACAAAATTTCTCATGGTTGCTCCTTCTTAAGTTTTTCTATTTCAGTAATCTTATCAGCAAGCTCTTCTTTTACTCTTAATAGCGCATTATTTAAAGTTTTTAGTTCCTGTGTTTTAGCGTCGAGTTCCGCTTGTAGTTTGGAGTTATCATCAACTAAAGTCTTAATTTGCGTTGCGGCTGTTTCAAGTGCAGTTTCTAATAATACGCTTTGTTGGCGTACTACTGCTAACTCTTCGGTGTATTTATTTAAATTCCCTTCAAGCATAGAAACTCGATTCGCTTGAGATACTATTATATCTTGTAAACTAGCTGTGAAACAAATTCTCTCCGTAGTTGTATTGAGTTTCTGGACTTCTCGGCAATTATCCTTAGTGATATTTTTACAAAATTCTAATTCTTGCCGAATTTGGTAGTTATCTTCTAACACAAAAAAGCCACTTGTCAACACTGCGATTAATACCGCCCACAAACTTGTTGTCTTAAACATTTCTTTCTCCTTGACTATTAAATGATCCGCACATTGTATACCCGCTATTCCATGGGCGTGGAACTAAAATTGTTTGCCCACCATAGGCTCTAAATTCACCAAGATTTTTATCATAATCATCAATTAATAATGCACTTGGTTTAGCACATAGCCATTTATGTGGACCAATTAAAAACTGACGATGAAGCCAACGTGGCATATTTGTATAAATCCATTCCAATTTTCCAGCTAAACAATCTGGATCAATGACAGGAGATGTTAAAAGAAATACATTATTTCTTCCCACACATTGAGCACATAAATCTGGCAGCCAATTACATTCAAGGGTCTTAGGCATTGTGGCCCAGAAATTTCGATCTAATCGCTTCCAAAAATCATTATCCGATATCGGTTCGGGTAGTAATGTATTGCAATTTTTTACAATATCATAGTTGCCAGGAAGTGGATATTTAACAATAGTTCGCTGAGTCACCTTACTCAAAGCATCAAAAGGCATCATATTTAAGACGCCATCAATATCTATATAAATTACTTCAAGATTCATCAGTAAACCTTTTTAGTAATGTTTTACGAATACGTGATACATCGCATGGATTTAAATTCAGTTTCTGAGCAATCTCTTTGTTATTGTGACCAGCAATTCGTAAACGAATAAATTCTTGTTCAAAATCTGTGTAAGCGGTATCTTGCAAGCATTCCAATAATTCAGAGCCGTTGGCGGGAGTCGATATAGTATTCATACAGATATATTGCTGAGTAATATTAGCATAATATCGACGTTCAATCGGACCGTATGACAATAAAGTATCCAGATAATCAAAACATCTAAATTTTAAAGAGACAGAAGTATAATGCACTAAATTTTTAATTGGTTTTTGATTAGCTATTTTGTCGATTTGTTCTACCAACCACTCAATAAGATAACTAATCAAACCATCAACTTCATTTCTTAACCGCGACTCTTTATATAATATTTTTCCTAATCGAGTCTTTATGTATGCAAGTAATTGATAAAGTAATTCTTCTCTTGCCTCAATACTACCATTTTGAACTGCTTTTACTAGCTCAGGAATTTTTTTGCTGTCAAATGGCTCTAATTTATCAAGTACTGGATGGTCAAATGTCCAGAAACCGGGTTTCGTCATAGCCGACCTCCGTAAGAATCCAAAGTGTATGTGGATTGAAATTATTTTTTAAACTATTTTCAAAGGTATAAGATCGGCCGCTTGGGTCATAAATTAATTCGCCATCCCATGCAACAGCGTGCCCCATTTTTACTCCATTTACTCGAAGTCCCTCAAGAACACCACGTTTTGTAGTGGTTAAGTAATGCATAAAACGTGCCAAATTAGCATCATCTGAAGCACCAAAACGCACTGGAAAAACCTCAGCACCAACTGCATAAGTCATTGCTGGAAAGAGTTCAATTGGCATACAAGTAAAACCCAACTTCCAAGCTACATCAATGCATTCTTGCAGATGAAAACCTCTACGTTTCGACTGATCTTTATATGGTCTGGCGTTTCCATCATGCCCTAATAGAGCTATAAAGTATTGAAATGATACATTACAAGCCATTGAGAAGCTTGCTGGTAAGCATGACCATTTGTTGCTGGTGGGAATTGTAAACATATGATGCCTTTTTACAACTCTGGGGTTGTCTTGGTTGCTCTGGCGACCGCCAATCCTTGTTTTATTGCTAATTTTTTAGCTCTTAGACGGCTGGCCGCATTCCCGGCTTTATATGTATATTTCTTTCCTGTAGTTCCCCACTGGTAGGCTGGACGCCCACCTTGGCCTGTAGTACGATGCACTGGCATTTTAATCCTCCAATTCTTTTAAAATTTCATCTAATTCTTCAACATTTAAACAATCTTTTTGTTTTAGATAGTCCCAAAGATTAGGTTCTTTGAATAACCTGTCATACTGTTCTTCGGAAGCTTCTGTAAGAATCCAAATTCCACAGCCGTTTGCCATAAGTACTGGAAACTTCCATTTTTGAGCTTTGGTAAATCTAAAACTATCTTCGTATTTTATTTCTATAAAACGCAATCCAAACTTTTTATGGCAAGCAAATAAATCTGGCAACCCAGATTGAAAAGCACCGCCAACAAGCCGCTCTACATGCCAGCCACGTTCTCGCAAGAATTTAGCTACTTCACCTTGTATTCCATACTCGGGACCATGTTTATCCCGTAACTTGGGCTTGTCCATAAATATCTCTTAAACATTGAAGTCCTAATAATACGCAAGCCTCACGGCCCTCAGGAATCGTAATTCCAACTAAATCAAACATTTTTTGATTTGTGAATGTTGCTATATCGTCTAATGATTTTCCTCGAAAATATTCAACTAACATAGCTGCTGAACACTGGCTGATACAGCAACCACGACCGCAATATTCAAGCTGTTTAATAATATTGGCTTCAACAATTGCATCAATATCAATAACATCTTTACAAACTTCATTCATACAGGTTGCTGTGAAAGAAGGATTCGAGATTCTCCGAGCTAAAGCTGGGTCGAAATATCTTAATAGTCGCTCTGTATAAATTTCTTCTCGGCTCATATCTTAAACCACCAACAGAGAGTCGAAGTAACACTTGTCGCAATAGTCATAAAGAAAATAAGTCCAGGCCAGACACTACCAAAAAAGAGGGAGACTTTACTCTTATCTTCGGCTGCATGGGGTAAATTTAGAAGCATGTTAAATATACCCAATTCTGTAAGTACTAAAATTACAGAAATAATCGCAATCATTCCCATGTCTTTTCACCTTCTAGCAAATTAATGCCCTTTTCTTCTGAAAGCTGAACCAGCTTACGTAAGAGTCCGCCACGAGATTCAGTCTGCCACTCGACAATTTTCTGTTGTGAGGCTAAGGCGCGAACTTGGACTAAAGTCAAGGTATTTAGTTGATCTAATGTGTTCATAATGTGTACTCCACTTCCAGGGTATTGGCAAAAATTGCAGCATATTTAAGTAGTATCCAAGTTTGTTTATCTTCATCTTCAGAGGTATTGGGTATTTGTATGATTCCACCTTTGAATATATCATCAGCATACAATCCTGGTAATGTAAATAAATAACCAATTTCAACTCGCCAAGGATCAGTGTATGTAATTTCAATACGTTGTCCTGGACGAACAGAAGACCAGTCTCCGATTAATTTCTCTTTAGGGAATGGTGTACCATCGTCTACCGAATGGATGACTAATGCAACCAGTGTATTTAATTTTTCAAGCATTATTTCTCCCGTATGATAATAGAATACTAAATATCAATGTGTGACCATCGAGTTCGATTTAAAACTTGAGTAATTGCTGGGGTGCAACAATTAAATTTAGTAGCAATTTGTCGGTGAAATAACCCAAGATTACGAAGTCTAAAAATTTCTGGGATATCAATTGGTCTTAGTTTTCTATACTTTGATTGTCCACCCTTTGCTTCTTCGTGACGAATATCAATATAACAATTTTGAGGACTATAGTGTCCTAAATCCCGTTTTCTGTGTACCCACAAACCTTGACGCCAATTATTGGACACTGCCCACTGTTTAAAATTTAAATATGATCTCCACGATATACAACATCCATGTTTGCTGCCCTTAATTCGAGTCCATACATCATAAAGAGCACTCCTACTATCACCGTGTCTTCTATTCCCACAACTATTACATCCTTGACTGGCTTTAGTTTTAAGATGATTTGCTTGTATTGTCTTTGTTTTACCACAAGTACATAAACAATCACAATAGGTTCGACCATTTTGTCGAAACGTAGTTAATACTTTCCACTTACCAAATTGCATTCCAGTTAAATCTTGTAAAGTAGGCATTATTTTTTCCATGTAATATGCAATGTTTTAGAACCCGCTTTCTTTTCGGCCCAATTATTCATTGCTAATTGCCATTTAAGTCCAATTAATGGAACCTGTGGTCTAAAGGATTCAACTGCGTGTTGTACTGTATCCGCAACAGTATCAATTACATTTGGATGCGTGACGCATAAAATCTCATCGTGGATATTCATGGGGGCAACTAATAAAGGTCCCACACCTACAGGCTGCAAATCCCATACTTTCCGTTGAACGGCTTTAGTAATTTGAGCACCAGGAGACTGAATTAAGTGATTATTAGCCGCTCGCATATCCGCAGCTTGAATCTGGAATGCAGCACCAAATAAAGCCGACTGTACAGCACCACCAGCTGTTTGAACTCGATCTCGACGTGTCACTTTAACAGGGCAGGCGCGCCAGGCTTTTGGTGGTTGATTAGCTAGTTTAAATAATTCTTTACAAATCTTATTTTCAAGTGTAAAATATCGTCTAAAACCTAAAAATGTCTCACAATAATCAGACGGGTCTTTCCAAACAACTTGTGTGCCTAAACCTCCAGGTTGTCGCATTGAGCAAAAATTATCAAAAATTCTCATTCTCGCTTTTCCAATACCTGGATACTTAGCACACCATTTGTCATAAGCTTTCTTTGCTTGATCTAATGGGATTGACAATTTTTGATTCCAAGTATTAAAATCTCCACCATATAAGAAGCCGAACATGCCAGATTTAGCCCGAGAATACAAATCCAGATCAGTGCCCTTTGATGCATTAATTTCTTCGTATGTTTTTCCATATAATTCCATGCCTAATAAAGAGTGGACACTTTTACCTTCAACAAGCGTTTGACGAAGATATTCATCATCAAACACGGCATCGGCGAGGGTTACTTCAAACGCATCAAAGTCACCACCACATAATTGATAGCCATCCCAAGTTAAAGGAAACATTCGACGAACAGTATCAGTCTTCTTGATGCCTTGTGCGTTCAAACCATCACCACCTGACATACGTGATGATAAAGCACCAATAACCTTAAAACTGGCATGAAAACGTTTAGCCTTTAGAAGCTTTGCATATAATTCAATTTCTTTAGATGCTGCCTTAATATCCAGTAGTTCAGTTGCTCGAATGGCTGCTGGATGTTTGCCTACTTGTAACTTACCACTATTATTGCAGCGTAGACAACCCTCACCTAAACACTTGGTACACTCCTCTTCTTCAGTAATATACCAAGAGGCAACAGTTTCTAAGTTAGCTTTTCGAGTGCTTTCTTCAATAATAACGGCTTCGATTTCATCCATGGTTTCCATCAAATATCGACGAACTGAAGCTGGCTTATTAATATTAATTGGAGAACTAGCAACCTTGATAATAGCTGCTTGCATCAGTTGTTCAAGTCCTGGGCGATCATATTCAAAGCCATGCCAACGCACCACAGGTACCATACATGCTAAAATACTATCATCATCATTTGGTTCAGGTTCTCCGAAAAACTTATATAATCCCCGAGTATAGACAATATCATCATGAGCATACTCGCGCGCGTGTTCATTCTCATGCCAATGACGAATATGCTCATGTATTAAGGCAGGCCAAGCCATCCCTACAAGTTTTCCTTCAGTATCATAGCATTCCCAATCAGGAGCCGAGGCAACTGCTGTAGCATACGGTGCATAACCTAATTCAAAAGGCCGCCAACTAGAATCTAGTTCAATATCGGCATAGTGATGTTTAGGCGGTGTTTTCATCGCATATTCTGCTAAGAATTTCAAGCCACCGGCTGCATTAAACTTTAATACCACATCTTTGAAGTCTGGATTTACTATACCCTTCTTCGAGGTAATATCAAGTACCTTCCATTTAGGAGCAGACTTATCAACCGTCTTCGCAAAATAGATTCCGTCCAATTCAATCTTCCGTTCTAACTCTTGAGCTAAGGCATATGCAAGGGCTGTGGGGACTCTCTTGATGCGTATATCCTCACGGGCCATTAACGACTGGAAGGGACCCTTGCGTGAGTGGAGAAGTAAATCCATGGCTCCAGCGGGCTTTACACAAGGACCATCAATACCCTTGGGTTCGGCCTGAGCAATCTCTTCGATATGTTGCTCTGGAATCCAGTCTGGTGGTAATAAACTCCAAATAGTGTAGATTTTGGCTATATGAAACATATCGAAAGCCAAATTGAAACCGACTACAGTGTGCTCACAAATCCACTCAATAAGAGCTAAAGTCTCACTAACAGGATGCTTCCAGACTTCATAAAGCGTAATATTTCCCTCTTCAACAGCGTATTGCAATAGCACCATCATGCTATGCAAGCCGCAAGTTTCAGAGTCAAGATATAATTTAGGTGGATTCATTATTCGCCTATAAGTTTCGCTTCAGTATGAGGCCACATTTCATACGACCAACATGGCCCACGTAAACTAACTGATTTAACTAATCCTGTGACATAACGGCCATGACGGTGTAGATCAATAATAAGATGTCGGTTGCGAACTATAAGTCCTGCAAATAAAGTACCGTTTTCGTCAATAGAACCCGCTATTTGACATTTATATTGGCCCGAAATAGCTTCTGTATTACTACTCGAAACATATAATGTTCTTTTTTTGAATACAAATTCAAAAACATGTTTTGTAGTTTCGACAAAAATAGTAGTGCCAACAGGCAACTTAGCTGGTTCCACCACTCCTTCTAGCCTTACACTTTCGAGTTCTTCTTCGCTTGGATACATGTTTTCTTGTCGCATGAGTCTTATCCTCTAGTATAAGTTGGACACTCTTCTCTGTCAATCGTTTTTCTACTAAATTATCAATATAGGCGTGAATTTCTTCAGGAGACATCTGGCCCAATGTATATAATAGTACTTTCGTAGCCAATCCCGCTAGTCTACGTTCAATCAAATAGAGCATCAATTCTTTGATATCATCTGTTTTGGGTTTTAGAAAAATTCGCTTTCTTCTATAACCCTCTTTATTCCGAATAATTGATCGGCCTTCTTTTCGAGCTTCAATAATTTGTTGGACTAAATGATTCCTATTCATAGCAGAAGTGGAATGGGCCAGTTTAATATCTTCAGATGTAAATAATCCTATGGCAGCTGCTTGTTGAGCTTCTTCTGGTAAGTCTAAGAGCATCCTACGAACTTTAACCCACATTGAACCACGATTTAATGCACGACCAATTGCGATAATAGGTGTGTCTTTTTGAAATGCTAAAGCAATAGCTTTAGCTTCTTCCAATATATTTAAATCTTTACGTTCCAAATTTTCAGTGAAATTAAGAATCCTTGCTGTCTCTTCAGTTAAATCTGTTCGCACAGTAGCAAGGATAGTTGGTTGCCGTAACAAAGTGGTACAAGTAAAGAATCTTCGGTACCCAGCAACCAGCAAGAATTGATAACCCTCAGGCAGGTTTTCTCTCGGCCAAACAATCACTGGGATTTGTAAGCCATGATCTTTTATACTTGACGCAAGATCAACTAATTTTGTTGGCTGTATTCTCCCACGACAATTCCATTCTTCATCCGCATAAATAAGTGATGGATCAACATGATAGGTAATATGTGTATTAGCAGTTTCCATTTGGTGCTCCAAACATAGCTACAATTTCTTTATGATCTGGATCACTCGGGCGTGTGGCTTTATAAATTAGTCTCTCAGGAGTATCTGCTATCATAAAAAGCCGTTCCTTTTCACGCTTAGCATCCAAGATATTTATTCTCACCTTTATTATATGTGTCAAACACGGGACCGAGACGATTGTGTGCAGACTAAAGAAACCTGTATGCTTGTCAATAATGGCTGACCAACCTTCATAGCCCAACAACTTATCTATTTTCTCTCGTAAACGTCCTTTAGTATCTGTGATATAACTTAAATCCAGATCATAAGTCATACCAAGTGCAGGAACAATTTCATCTGGTAGTGGTAATTGTTTAGGTAAACCTTGTGCAGCTAATGAACAAATATATGCTTGTTTTGAATAAATAAATGATTTATAACTAGCTGTTTTTAATCGCTCATAAAAAACTTCTGGGCTAACATCTTCCCGTGGTATATCTAATTCCACGAACTTGCGACATTTAACAGGACCCGTTAATAAGGTTCCACTATCATTAGTAATATTATATTCAAATTGATCTGGGTCAATACCAACGAGTTTAATTAAGAGTATATAGTTACCAAAATACTTAACTGACCTTAGAGAGGCACACATGTGCGCTTTATCTATTTCAATCTCCCAATCCAACAGACCCATCATCATACTAACAATGATACGTAAAGCTTCTGGATGTTCATTCTTTTTTATAATATAAACAAACATAGCATCATAATCTGATGCTACTGCTGTTTTTGTATAAAATTCATCTGGCATTGGGAACAAGCGTGGCAATTCCTTTACCAACTTCTGGTAAACTGCCATATCTGCATTCAGATTTAAACGCTCTTCTTGAGCCGATTCACCAAGACTCAACAGAAGATCATTGATTGTCTTCCGCATCTTCCACATCCTCTGTTTCTCGTTCTAGCCAATCCACTGCCATAATAAAGTCGATTATTTGCATATGAACTCCTCATATTAATTTTCCCCGCTGATTCGCACTGCTGGCTCAGCGGTCGGCCTTTTTATAGGTTTTACTGCCATGGTCTAGTAAAACCAAATCCAGAGTTGAAGAATATTCTCCGTTTATAAAAGGCTATCTTAGACGTGAGTTTTATTCCTTTTCTCTGGGTTAGCTCCAAGGGCAGGACTCGAACCTGCAACCCGACGGTTAACAGCCGTCTGCTCTACCGGATTGAGCTACCTCGGATTACCCTTTCCACGATACTGGGCATGGTACCACAATCTCCCCGTTCTTAATAAGACCTAAAACTTTAATATCTTCATCTGATTCTATTAAATCTCGGTTGTTTGCAAACCAATCAATTATAGGGATTAGTTCTGGATAAGTTTTTTCAGCCCTATCTTTACAAATCTCTACGTCAGTGTCGATTATCTGCATGTATCTAGTCCACAAAACATCTTGTGAACATTTAAAATCATCACGGTTTTTTCTCTTCAGAGAGGTTGCATCAAGAATAACTACCTTATGTCCAGCAAGAAATAATGATCTCACCATTGTACGTGCAGTGGCCCAAATTTCGTGCTCAATTGGTCCCCACCATCGCATACCAGTTTTAGCAAGCCGGATAGCATCAGGGCAAACAATTGGATATCCTTGTGCTAGTGCCCAAGTAGATTTACCAGAACGTGGCAAACCTACCATCATCACTAACATATTGTCCTTGCTATTTGGATTATATATCCCAACATCACAACTTCTATCGGCTAGTATCATTTTTCAACCAACTCTATTACCAAGGTATTAGTCAATTCTTTTTTACTATTACTAACTTCACAAGAATAAATTAAATCAATATCGTCATAGTATCTATCATCATACACAAATACTTTAACAGGCATGTCGCTAGAGTATTCTTGTAGCTTTAAAATTAATTCACTAACTGTCATATTCCAACCTCGTCCATTAATGCAATTTTATAACGTTGTGGACCTTTTTGTTCGTCATCAGTTTTAAGACTAACAGGTAAACGCCAAGTTATACCATACTTGGAATTTATTCCATGCACAAGTTGCTTAGGTTCCGAATAGCCACTAAATGCATTGTAACTATAGGCATCAGTAGCAACCCAAGCTCCATTCACCAGTAACTCGCCATCTATATCGGTAAGAGTAGTTGGTCGGTGGAAGTGGCCGCAGCAGTAATAACGTATATGCGTATTCATTGCTTGATTCAAAGCCATGATACGTCGCTGACGGCGTTCCATTCCATACCACGGAATTCCCATAGTTGATTTGATATCGTCGCCATGGAAGCACTGAAACCCAACTCCTCCAATATCAATATTGATACTAAATGAATCTGGAATAACAAAATTAATATTCTTAATATCTCGGCAGTGCATACGAGCGGTTTCGGCAACCAAATAATCCCAATTGTCATGGGCACCATGGTAGTCCTTTTTAATCGAACGTCTTCCATGGTTTCCAGGAACATAAACTACATTTACTGTCTCAAAGTATGGTGCCAAATCCCGATACATTAAGGAATGGAGTTCACCGATAGCAAATGAATTCTTGAACATATTCCTAAAATATGATCGCTGATTGGCATTATGAATTTCGCCACTCGTATGATCCCCATATGCAAGGACAGTCAGTGTAGGAAATACAAACTGAGGTGCTAGCGTCTGTTGTGTCCACTTTAATACTGTATCGACATAATGTTCAGCCCGCCGCATACTAATTGGAAAATTGTACCTTTCCAAACCACCACATTCAGATGGATTTACAATCTGGTCATGGTGCCCATCACTAATATGCATAACTAGATGTTCTTCAATATGCTGGTCCTTTATAAGTTTACGTTCAATTGGCGGGACAGTCTTTAATCCAGACATTGGAACGACAATACGTTCCATTTCTTCAACAACCGTCTTAAATAGACCATGTGTCTTAGTCATAGCCTTCACTTGTCGTTGCTTCACATTCCGTTCATCCTTTAGATGCATTACTTCCGCTTCTAAAGTTAAGACTCGATCATCCGGATCAAGATTTTTTAATTGACCCCCGCTCTTCTTCTGTGGAACTGCAATATCCACTTGCGACCAAGCTCGTCCAGTCGCAATATCAGAAATTAAGGATCGACTGACTTTGAATCTTTGAGCAATTTGAGGCTGGGTCAAAGTTCCATTAATAAGTAATTCCTTGATACTTCTTACTTTTTTAGGATTTAATTTCATTTAGATTTCCTTAAATATTGTTGTGCAATTTTTAATAATTTTATGTTGTCTTTAAAGGCCCCTAGACCAATATTACACTTTTCGCATAACAACCCCCTAATCTCTCCTGTTTGATGATCGTGATCCACGGATAATGCTTTATTTAAATTGGCGGCGTTGTGCTGGATGCTTTTTGTATGATTGTTGGGCAGCTTTCTGTGAACACTCTTTACACCACCAATCCAATCCGTCTTTCCTTGCCGTATTTTTATAAAATAAACAAATACGTTTACGTTTTCTACAGTGTTTACAATACTTGGTTTTTATTCCAGTGGTTAATTTAATGGAAGTCACTACGTCTAATCTCCAAATAATCAACCGACACTGCTTTTAGAATTAATCGACCACCGAGAATCGGACTAAAAGTTTCGGTCAAAGGGGTAATCACGACACCTTCACGACCTTTAAAAGCTGATCGCATATGTACCTTATCACCAATAATAGTGTCTCCATCCACAAGTTGTTCTACCACTTCATAATCAAATGGCCCAGTATATAGTAGAGGAACTAATGGGATACAAAAACGAGTAGTATAATAGACAATTTGATCCCAGTTTAAGTAAGTACCATCGACTGAAATATCAAATAATGCATAACCATCGGCACCAAATCTACCGTAGTCCATAAATTGGACCTTGGAACCATAAATTTCTCCGAATGCAATCACATTCTTTCCACCATCAGAGATACACCGAAGCATATCCTTCATATTGGATGTAAGTGGATTCCAATAAATAGACGGATGCTCCAGCTTATCAAGAGACTTCATTGAACATTTATGTGACCCACACATAAATTCATTGTCAATTAATCCAACACGCGAATTAGTACCGTGAATTTTTTCGGTTAAACGCACTGGCGTTCCAAGTGGAATTGCATTCCGATACTTAGAATTTCGATAATTTTGAATATCTGTATAGATGTGAATCGGGGATCATTCTTGGCATTATCTCCAACTCTAAACCATTCTGGTTCTGGTGGTTCATATTTAACACCATGAAAACGATCCGTAAGATCAGTTCCAGCTTCCACATCTACTTTAATTGTGTCACAGATATCACGCCTCTGTGCAGGCACCAAGAACCCAAATGAAGCTGCCCCACGTAAACGAATAGCACCTACTCGACACCTAGATTTTTCAGAATCTCCCGGATAAACTGCATCTTTGAGATAATTCTCAACTCCGAGTTGTACAGCTACTTTAGGGGGTATGAGTATGTCTGGTGGGAAGTGGGCAACAACATCGCCCACTTGATACTTACCTTTTGTTTCACAAGTTTGATAGGCACCAATCTTAACAATTTCTAATTTATCTGCATTAATGTGTGGATAAATGGCATCAACTTTAACAGCCAAAATACTCAAATCACTCATGCGCATCCTCCAATTAATTTATCAATAGCATTAACAAAATCTTCAACTCGATCCCCACCAACAAGATGCTCGAAATCAATGGTGTTGGCTTTCTGTACCATTGCCTCTAAGCTAGTGTTGTCTAAAATCAACATTTTAGCCACTTCAGTATACTGCTGGTAACTAGTAGTAACTAATTCATCCATACCAGCCCTACGTAGCAAATAAGATGCCGCTCGATTAAACCATTGAGTACCTTCTAACGTAACTACTGGGCGACCACACCAGAGAGATTCCAGTATTGTATTATAGCCTCCAAAAGGATAGCTGTCAACTGAAAAATGACAATTTGCCAGAACTTCCATGTACTTCTCATATGGTAAGTTAGGCACTATCGTTATATTCTTTCCAAAATACTCTAGCATTGACATACGTACAGGTATTGATGCTTGATATCTATGGATTGGATGCCCTGGCATAAAAACTAAATGTGCCCCTACTGCTTGAAGTTCCTTTAAACATTGAAACATTGGTATATTATATTTGATTGCGCTCCAAGGCACTGCGACTCTAATTTGATCTGAAAGTGATGCTTTTACTTTAATTGTAGGCAAAACCGGTAATACACCGCTTCCTGGAAGTAGTATTAAGTTTTCAGAATAATTCTTTTTCCAATCTAATACTTCAACTGATTTTCCAGACAGAAAATAATCAATTTGATTACCCCTACCGGATACAGGATGACCATGGCAAGCAACCTGCACCGGTGCTAGCCTCATATTGGATAGATAAATAGACTCTGCTGTTAATCCAATATCTAAAAATAAAGCCATACCAAAAGTTGTAGTTTGAATCTCTGATAAATCTAATCCCCGATCACTTACAGATACTTGTGCAACATTTTTAAAAATAGATAAATCCGCTGTCGCATCAATTGGGCCTAAATGAACCAGTGTGAGTTTATATTTTTCAGCTAAAGCATAGACAAGTTTTCCTATTGACTTCGCTACAACATGAGTTGGTTTCCAATTACTGGTGACAATAGCAATATGTTTAAGATTGGGCACATTATCTGGTGTTGGTAATGTAAAACTCTTATTAAATTGTCTCTTTACTTTTTGGGCGGTATTTGATGAAAAATAATCCGACCAAAAATAAGCCTGCGTACTTTGAGGGAGAAATACACAACGTGGATGAATATTTTTATAATGAGATTCAATATTTTTCTGAAGATTAGTATCTGTACAACCAATAATTGGCAAAATATATTGAGCAAACCATAAAGATGCTAAATTTCTATCATGTTTAAAAAATTGTCGTGAATCCATGCTGTCTCTATTTCGTCCTGTATAGAGAAACATTTGTTTCACTGGATCATCAAATAAATTGAGCCACTGATCCGTTGTTTTATATGGAGTGACTGCAACTATATTTGCATAAATATGACTATAAGTTAGTAGCTGATAAGCCTCATCTTTGGGTACATCCTGGTCTTTAAGAATCTCTAAAACACCATCGGCTGCTTGAATAAACATCCCAAGAATCTGGCCATCAAGTTTATTGATACCAACACGAGCAAATGGATCAAGTATAGCCTGTATCTGTTCAATCATTGAATAATAACTGGAGTCTTATTAGGTAGTGGATGATTTGCGATAATATAGTCGATTGCTTTAACAAAATATTGAGGTTCATCAGTATCCAACAATAAGTTCTTTAAACGATTAACATCAACTAATTTATCTCTTTCTTCTTTAAGAACTTGTGGATTATCCAAGAGTGCTAAAATTTGTTCTTCGCACATTTCAATACTTGTGGTGGATAAATCTACTCCAACCCGTCTCGCCAAAGCTGTTGACGCCCTATTATAGAACTTATCACCTTCAATAGTCACAACAGGGCATCCAGCAAAGAACGAGTCTACAATAGTATTATAGCCACCAAATGGATATGAATCAACAGTCAGACTTCCTTGTTCCACCTTAGCGAGATAATCCTGATATTCAAGATTAGGATAAATCGAAACCTGGCCACCAAAGAGTTCTTGTAGTTCTCGACACATAATTGGAAAATTATTATAGCGAGTACATGTCCATGATGGGAAAAATTGATAGTGTATCTTTAATTTAGATTTTTGTTGAACATTTCTTAGCATCTTCAACATCGGCCAATTAATTTTAGCTGTTGTCCAGCAACAGTTAATATAAATTATATCTGTAGCCTCTGGATAACGACGTGTATATTTAGGATCAACTGGATGCGCACCCAATCCTGGAATCAAAATTAGATGCTCACTATAATTATCTTGAGCTAATTCAATTTTTTCAGAGTCAATCCCACCAATAAAATAGTCTACAAATGAACCATATGTGCTTACAGGATGTCCATAACCACAAACCATAATAGGAGCAAGTCTTGTATTTGCAAGAAAAACAGATTCGTCTGTCATTCCAATATCAGGAAAGTATGCCAATTCAAAATCATTTTTCTTAATAGCAGTTAAATCATGTTTCTCCATTCCAGCATGAACCTGAACAACTTGTTTAAATAGAGACCTATCTATTCTATCCATTTGTGCTTTACTTGAACAGACTAGAGTTAAGTCATACTTTTGTGCCAGAGCTGCGATCTGAGGATAACTACTTTTATAAACTGCCGTAACTGGAACCCATTTATCTGTGATGATAGCTAGGCTTCCTTTTCGAGGCACACTAGTTATTTTATGCAAGTTAGAAAATTTCTTAACTTGTTGATTGCACCATTCTTTAATGGGTCGCTCATTAATACCTGAATATGAACATTGAAAATACATAGGTTGAACACGACTATCAGGTAAATCAAGTTCTGGTAAAAATTCAACTAGGTGTTTAATCATATTTTTAGTTAAAAATTCAGACGTGCCTCCAGGAGGGGCAGTAGAAAAATTATTCCACCATAAAGTTGCTAGTTTAGGATTGGGCGTAACTAGTGCTTTAGTATTAATTCCAATATCATTTCTACACGTATACAGAAATAATAATTTTGCATAATTTCCTTCTTGGTATATTAATGCTCTTAGTACACCATCAGTAGTGCGATGGCCAGATATTGCCACTAGATTGGCAAATAAATGATTAATACCGATAAACAATGGAATCCAGTTGTCTGGGAATCTGAAATCTTCTTGCAGCATTAAAAAGAAAACAAACTCCACAAAAGAATCTATTCGCTTTATATCTTCTTTTCCAAAAGAAGCATAATTAACATCATTGCAATGCTTTAGTATTGCAAATATATCTTGACAAAGCTTATCGTATCTCTTCTGTGTATATAGTGTCAAAGCATACCGAGTATCAAAAGCCGGAAAATTAGTAATTGATGTATTCACAAAGTATCCCTTCCTGTAAAATTAGAAGTTTTCGGTATTTGATTCCACGATATTCAATATCTAGTTTAATATCTTTAGCCCGCCACGGTGTTGTAATAACAATAATTGGATCAATAAGAGTATTTAGTATATCCGGTGACTGAATTTCTTGACCTGTTCCAGGAACAAACTTACCAACTTTATGTACATCTGAATCAACCACCAACGGATAATTAACACTATCAATCCCATAACTGTTTAAAAAGGCCGCACTTTTACCAGTCCCACCCCAAAAAACTAGCGTCTTACCCTGCTGCCTTATTTCTTCTAATTGTCTTCTAACCGTACTAATAGAATCTTTAGCACCGATACCAAAGGCTTTAGCTGTGTCATTATAAAACTGTAATGGCACACTATTAGGTGTGAAAAAACCAGCAAGTACTTCGTTACCGTAGTATCTATTTATATCAAGGGTTGAGTATCCAGACTGAGTAAAGAGTGTCTGAAAACTGTTTGAAGTAAAATTAGATACATGCTCGTATAAAAAGTCAGAAATTCGGCCCAACGCTAATGAGTTATCAAAGCACGGAACTTCGACCAAAACAATTGGTGATAAATTATATCTACTACACCAGTAGGCTATTTCAGATAAAAATTCTCTCGGCCTATCCATATGTTCAATAACATGTCGGCATACAAGTAAAGATGGTCTAAATCGAGCTAAATCACGCTCTGGAATAAAATAATCTCTAAAGACCGAAAAATTTTTAACTTGGTCGCCTTCGATTCCTGGCTCATAACCAATACAAGAAGCAGTGGGTACAGTACCGAGCAGACGGGTGAAAAATTGTCCATCACCACATCCGATATCAATTGCTATGCCATTTATCCAACGTTCCTTGTATGTATGGAGTTTATTGACTAATATTTGCATATGAGTCTGCCACTCTGGTCCGCTATTATACATCAAATTAGAATCTTCAGCATAGGGGACTTGTGCATAATTAAAATTTGCATTAAAAACATGTCCACAGAATGAGCACATGTGAAAATTCATAGGAAACCTGAGCGCATTCTGTGCCATAGCGGCCGATCTTGGTAAATTTAGAGCGGCCAATGGTTGAGGGCCTGGATCAAAGATTTTCTGGGTTAATCTGCTACCACATACTATACATCTCATGCTCTATCTACCTTATAAGGACATTCTTGACAAGTCTCTTCACGTAGTATTAAAACTTTGTTTCCATTTCTTGTGCAGTTTAAAAAATAACGTTCACAGCCACAAGATTGGGCTGGTTTCTTTTCAAATTCAATATGGATACAAAAGGGTTTTTCTGGTATCAAAATCCAAGCATCACTACTCTGGGGATTATTTGATTTTCGCTTGTATCCAACTGGTACTGGTGGCGGTTCCCAATCTGTCTCTGCTTTAGTATAAACAATAGTCCCATCTTTTAAAAGCTGGGGTTTTCGGACTGGGATAGGTTGAGGTACTGTCTTAACTTCAGTTACTGGTAGTATTTGTAAATTTTGGTCTAATTCCTGGCAAGCTAAACATATTTCGCTTGTGACAATTTTTTGTTTGTATAATTCTGGGTGCTTAATTAATTCAGAGGGAGGTAATAATTGCAACTGCGCTAATAATGGTTTACAGTATAGTATTTCAGGACTATTAGCCCTGGCCCTATAAATTATTCGCCTGCTACAGATTGGCAAATTAGCAATAATCTTCGTGTCGGTTGTCATATTTAGGATGATTTTCAGGACTAAACCAGTTTTGATGCTCGTCGTAAAATTCAGTTTGTTGAGTCGTATAATCCTTACCTATCCGAGTCTGAACGGCTTTGTAAGATAAAGTATACTCTAAGTATGTTGAAGGTACATACAAAGTATCAACTACACCACTGTAAATAAATGCACACCATGCATGCTCATAGCATCCTCTCAGGCCACCACAAACTTCGTCTTCTAAATCTCCCCCAGTCCAGTACCAAGTTAAAGTTTCAGGAGCACCCCAGGAACATGGTTCGGTACAAGTTGGTGGTGCTGCGTCACAACGATGAATTGATGTACGATCAAAAGTTCTAACAGTTTGGTCTATTAATAAATCATCTGCTTGATCGTAGGATAAAAATGGAGTACCATTAGGACTTAAACTAATCGTCAATCTGGTTGTTCTGTCAAAAGCAGAGTCATATTTATCAATATAAATTGAAGGCCGTAGTCCACAACCTTGATGATTAGTATATTTAAGACATCCTTTACTATTATAAGTACAGTCTGTCATATATGATGGCAGCGCTGCTTCACATAGACAGTCGTCAGTATTAGCATAAGCCCTAGATAACTCTGCTATTGTACTATCAGACTTAGGGTTGAACCATTTCCACCAATTAAATTGCAGACCATAAATAAGGGGCAATGCCCATTGCATTCCTTGCCACTCAGCAGGTAAACGAGTTTGAAGTAAGACACAAGCGGCCATGTTTTCGGCTGCATCATTATCGCAGGCTGTTCTAGCTGGTTCTATTTTATTAAATTCAGTAAGATACTCATCATGCTTAGTATCAATGATATTTTGTTGGTCTTGAGCCTGGCTTCCCAAGTCACAAATCTGGATTCTCAAAGCTTCGCATTGTGGAATATCTTCTTCTGCTGGTGCAGTGTCACAATCTAAACTAAGGTACTCAGCGATAGCAGCATCAAGTTGTGGTAAAATATCTTCATCTAAAGTTGCTTGTTCCTTAGCCAACTGACAAGCTTTTTGTTGTGTAGCATTAACAGCTTGAATAAATTCGTATTGTTTTTGACGGGCTGTTGTATACGTATCGCAGATTTTATTCCAACTAGTAACATTTGTTCCCTCCAGTGGCGGATACCAAACTCCTGTATAAGTATCAGTAAACCAATCCATTCCAATACAATAGTAACACACGCCACCAGATACTATACCACAATGCTCTTCTGTACAACATGCGTCTATAGTGGTCCAGCCAACTCGTTCTGTCGCCACATCCACTTCGACTGGTGTACACTCTTCACAATCACACCACATGTCCGAAATTTGTTCTTCAATTTCGTCGATAATTTCATAGTGCCAAATTTCAAGGTCTTCTGTAAATGAAATATCAGGACAAGACTCAATCATCTTATTACGAACCTCAGTAACATCATCCTGAGCCCAAAGATGAGGGTCTTCTACTTCTTCTAATGGATCAATGGGCGTACATCCTTCGGGAGGATTAGCCAATTTGTCATTGATATCCTGTATCAATTTATTCCATTGGTCAATACTAAATGGCCCTGAATCATAGTAGCTGCTCATATTAGTCTCTCCATAACTTCATCAAGACTAATAGGACGCCATTCTCCGATAAGATTGAAAATATTATCCACACTCACATCAATTGATCTTCGATTAGGAAACCATTGATTAAGTTGATTTTCCATAGACCCATGGCAATGCCCATATAGATGTATTCCGCCGTGATGTAGAGCGTCCCAAGATATCATAGGATAATGCAGCATATGAATCTTCTGTCCATTGAACTTCTTACATAGCATATCCTGGAAAGTTGAACAATGCTGTCGAAGACTACTACTATCGTGGTTTCCACGCACTATATGAAGCTGTTTAACTTTTAGCCTTTGTCGGTAATGACCAGCTTTACTTGCTGACCAACAAAAGTCTCCAAGATGATAAAGTATATCATCTGGCCGAACAACTTGATTAATATTATCAATTAACTGTGCGTCCATTTCTTCAAGATACTCAAATGCATTTAAGCGCGCAGATTGATGCAGCAAAATGCCCGTATGTCCGAAGTGCGTATCTGAAGTGAACCAAACTGTCATTTATCTGAATCCCAAATAACTTTTACATTTTCTGATTTGTAGATATCTTCTGGTAGGATATAATCTCCAAAACTAAAATACCATTTTAGTTTTCTCTCAATATCACAAGCAAGTATCAATTCAGAACAATATAAGGTAAGCTGATCGGGCTGAAATTGAAAATCGTAAGAGGTCCCAACCAATGACTTACACTTTTTAATTACTCTTTTTATATACTCTTTATCCCAATCATAACATTCTAATAAAACTACTCGATCTGATGTATGGCATATATCAAAAAATGTACTTTTTGTATACCCTAGATGAGTCATTTCTCCTACTTCATAAATAGTTCCTTTTCCCACACACAGAGAGGCATGATCCAAATCTCCAGGTGTCAAAAAAGATGAAATTCGTGACTCATCTGTAGACAAAATAATTTGCCCTGGTTTTAATAACTTGTATCCTTCTCGATACTTTTTTCCAGTTAAACGAGTATGATTACAAGAAATCCGAACCCAGGATAGAATATCTCGTACTATCCAAAGATAGATTCTTGTTGTCATACACCATTTTAATAGAGTTCGCATTTATAGCCCTAGTAAAGATTTAATAAGGTTCCATAACCAAAGCCAAAAACTATTTGCAGGTTCTGGTTCTACTGGTGTAATTGGAGTCTCGTGACGACCAATAAGAAATGCAGCCTCACCATCCTCAGTTAGCAATTTCTTCATATCAGCAAAACTAATCTTAAAGTCACCGTTCTTGCCCCAGCCAAGACCCCAGCTATTATGTCCAACAAGATATTCCTCTTCAACATTAATACCTTTAACTAACCAACAATGACCACCTTCATTATAACCAGTCACATGCACAAATCCATTCTCATCTGTCTCAGACATTCCACTATACCAACTAGTACCAACAATCGCTGGCCCTTCATTTGAGATACCATTTAGAAAAGTCTCAAAATCAAAGGACCAATTATAAGCATCGCACCAACCTGCATTCTTTAATGCTTTTAAACCAGCTAGTACGCTGGTTCCTTCATAATTCTCACCTGGAAATTCATCAAGTTTTTGAGCTTCTTTATAGATGTTACGACAGTAGTTATAATCGACTGAAGCTACTTCAACAGGTGCGGCAACTAATTCATGGCCACAGCCAAAACCAACACATGAACCTTCATTACCTTGATCCAAATGTTTCTTGCAATCCCAAGTTCTGGTCTGAAGTAGATATAACTTCAGAAGTAGTGGATACTTACGACTTCTTTCATCAAATTGAATATGGCGTCCAAATTGTCTAGGCATTTATTTTCTCCAATGTAGCTTTCCAGGTATCAGTAAAATAATATTGAATTCTGCGGACTATCTTCTTAGATGTTAGGAGCCATTTAGCAGTTTCGCCCCTTGAATTTTCAGTTTCATAGGGAACTGTGCCCGGATATTTTTTAGCGTGTAACTCTTCAATTGCTTCTCGAATAGCTTCATTTAGTGTATGGTGAATGCTGCGCGAAAACATTTGGATTTCAAATGGTGGATGATTTGTATCTTCTTTCCTTAAATAATAACCAATATGCCTTGAAATATCTACCAGTGTGATACCATCAAGGTCATCAATATTAATAGAAATTGGTACAGTCAATGTCAAATTACATTTAGTCATAATACGTGGTTTAAATATTGTCATTTTTACCCCAGGTAAAATTTAGCCAAAGACGTTCATGGTAATAATAAAAGATTATCTTAACAATAAGACAAGTAATTGATAGTGAAATACTCGATGTAATACAACTTGTAAATAAATAAGCAACACCTACTGTAATAAACGTAGAAATAGACTCCCACGTAATAGCTTTTACTAACGATCGTTGTCGGCTAGTCTTTGTCTTCATCTATATCTTCAAAACATTGAGTAAATTCACCCATAGACATTAATTCCAAACGACGATTCTCTTTTAAAATTTCAAGTACACGCAGATCAGTTGGAAGATGAATTAAATCTACAATAGTTGCACCCTTATTCTCATCCATCCCAATTCTATGAATACGATCCTCACTTTGTGAACGCGCTTCAGGGTTATAGTCGTTCGAGTAATAACAGATAGTTCGTGATTCAACTAAAGTTAAAGATAAACCACCGCTTTTTGGATGGGCGACAAATACTACTCGTGGATGATTTACTAAATCAGCCCAGTAATCCAACGGTGCTTCATTTATAATTCCGTCCTTAGTGCGAACTTGCCAGCCACGGCCATCAACACGTACAACATCCCATTCTTGTTTTAAACAAATAGCAGTCACTTTATCAATTGAACCAGTAAATCCCGCAAATACAACTAATCTACCAGTCTCTTCGTTTTCTTCTAACAAAGAAATAAGTGCCTCTTCTTTTGGACAGGGAACTTCTTTTACAGTTCGCTCTAATTTATCAACCTGACCTGTACCATTACATGAAGCACATGGAAAGTCTTGTTTTTCTAAAGTTTTAACATACTCTGGGTCAAGCATATCTATCATAGTAAATGCACGATCCGAATCTTCTGGATCAACCCAATAGGATGTAATACAGGTGCCATCACAAACTGGGCAAGTTTCTTTTCCAACTACCTTATTACGATATTGAAAACCATCACTTAATTCACGCAACCACGTTAATCCAGTAATAGTATTTGGGGCTGCTTGAAGAAGTGATTGAGCAACACGTAGTGTTGATGGCTTAGGGGGACATTGAATAATCCGATATCGCTTATCAGGGAGATCAATACAATCTTTCTTATGTTTAATGACAGCAAGTCCTTTTAATCGTTTATATAAAAAAGCCACTTCGTTTTTACATGGCTTAAAATCATGCACATCTGCATCAGCCTTTAGATACTCATTTGTCGCATCAAGTAAATGAGTATGTTTACCGTCTTCCGCCAATTCTCCACATATATCACATTTTCGTTCATCATCTTTCCAAGTAACAAGCTTATGAAATGATGTACCACCTAATCCCTCTTCTTTACGGTGTATACCAAGTCTAAATTCAAAAGAATTTCGACTACCTTCACGAAGATATCCAGGCCAAGTAATCTCTGCTTGACTCCACCAATCAGCGGGTGATTTAGGGGATGGAGTTCCTGACATAAGAATTACATAACCTTCAAATCCCCAGTCATTCCTAACGCCGTCCGCTAATGCTTGGGCAGCCATTGTTCGCTTTGCTGTTGGATTCTTTAGCCGACTAGATTCATCAAATATTACACCGTGCGGAGCCTTTTGAGAACTATCCCAAGTAGACATACGTTTGACTAGACCTTCATAAGTCATAATCTCAATGTTAAGTCTATCCGAAATACCCCACTTTTTAAATTCACGTTCAATCGCATACAGGCCAGATTTGGGACCAATCCACCACCAATTCTGCTTTCCAGATTGTTCCATCAATTCAATCGCTGAAAGTGTTTTACCAGTTCCCATTTCAGCGCCCCATACCTGATAGTGGAATGTTAATCCCAAATCAGTCATGTCTTTTTGATGGGTCATCAAAGGACGTGTATATTCAAAATGCTGAAGCGGTCGATCAAACCAAGCGTAAACATCTTCGCCCAATAATAACCGTAGTTGAAACCAATTCCTAAAACAATTTGATGCTGTCCAAATCTTACGTGGCGGATCATCGTATCCATGCCACCTAGCACCTTTCATTGATTTTATTTCGTCCTTTAATTCAAAAGGAGATTTTAAAAATTCAATGTTGACAGGTGTTACTAGAATCTGGCCGGGCTTTTTAATTAAGGTACCCGACTTAGTTTCAACAAGAAACTTAATATCAAGTGGTTGATTTAATGGAACTGCATCAAACATAGAAACCTCATTAAGGACCAATATATGTATTAGGAGCTAATAACTGAATTATTGCATCTAAGTCAGTATAACCAAAACCACATGTACTGACCATTAAATCCTCAAACGTGTCAGTATAAACAGCACAAAAAGCATCACCATCTTTAAATACAGAAATATTCATAGCATCTTTAGGTATCATACATCCTCCCAAGAATCATCATCATCATAAATATCACCATAATATTCATATTCTTCCTCATCATACTCATCGTCCATTAAATCAGCCTCAAAATCAAAATCAAAATCATCGTTGTCAAAAGCATCTCCGTCAAATTCAAACTTATTGTAACTCATTACTTATTCCTCCAACGTAAAAGTACCATCAGAAAGTAATTTTTTATGCTTAATAAAAAATGCTTCTGCTAAACCTAAGTTACAAAATTGTGTATAGATTTTACCATATACTCTACGAATAAATTCAGGTTGTTCTGTTCGGCAACCCCTTATAACTGCTGTTCTCCAAGCTAATAATGATCCAGTTGCAATAACTGATTGTATCCCACGGAGTTTAGTAGTAGTTAGTGCAAATGGCATACCACCCAATACTTCCAATAGTAGATTCATATCAACATCTTCTGCTGCAAAAAGGCAACCATAATGTAGCAAATTATAAACATCACGATTTGCTTTAACATTGGCTGTGGCCTTTTTATCTCTAAAACCAGCCAGACACGCAATTAAGTGTTGCTGATTTTTTAATCCTGATGCATCTGCGGCCCTAGAGGGGGAGTAGCCTAGCATTTCATTTGCTAATGTTAGAAATGCTGGTGTATTCATACTAGGAATCAAAAGTAGTAAGGCATCAGCGTTCACGCTAATTTGCCTCCATGACGGTATGAGCGTGTCTTATTATATTCTAATTTTAATCTAAGAGCTTCTTCCAAAGGAATGTTAAACTTGCCACAAGTATCGGCTACTCGAATCAAAAGATCAGCAAACTCCACAGCGATCCCTTCCGGCTTGTCATCCAAATTGTATACCATACTATATTTGTCCAAACCGTGCTTTCGATACTCCTCCATTACTTCGGCTAATTCTGTTACCATTAACATTAACTTTTCGCCAAAATTAATTTCTTTATCCCACCAACCTTTTTCTAAGGCTGTAGTATAAGATTGTTGAATTAATTCTTGTATTGTCATGGATACCATACCTTTCCATCAAATAGATTTTGGCAATAACCTAGTTTTCCATACCACCAAGTATATGTCACACCACTGGCTTCAAAAATCTTCTTAGCCAACTCAGTATCTTCTCGCCAACGGTCTGGTGTCATTTCCAAAGCATTCCCATGGCAGACTACCTCTTTAATACCTGAAAGAACAATCGCACGAGCACAATCACAACAAGCAGCCCATGGACAATACATGGTAGCACCTTCTAAAGATACTCCCTCTTTTGCTGCCTTAAAAATTGCGTCTCGTTCCGCGTGTTCAATAATTTTGTACTTTAATGCTCTGTCTGTTAAATCAAAATTATCTAAACCAGGAGGTAGGTGATTCCAGCCCATAAACATATGAGATTGGGTTAAGATAATGGCTCCAACCTTCGTACTAGGGTCAGGGCTATAAAGATGTGCAATTCGATATGCAGATCGTAAATTATTCTTGTTCATTATTTAGATTTCCTGGACCAAATCCAGCTTGATGTTGTCATAATTTAGGCCACCAGAAGGAATTGAACCCTCAACATTCGCAGTACAGGTGCGATGCTCTGCCAATTGAGCTATGGTGGCTTCTCCTTATTCAGTAGTAAACTTAATAGTCTGTGACATGAGGCATCCACGATCACTACATGGATACACAGTTACTGCCCCCGTTATAACTAATGGTTCATTAGAGTTTAATGAACTAACATTCAATGTCCATTCGACTTGTCCAGAAAGTGTCTCAATATCAAGTCCTGGCAAAAAATCATAGTGTATAATAACTGGTTTAGGAGTTTCAGTCCACTTAGCCTCTCGATCAACCATTGCCCCAGGACCTAGTTCAATCCTAGTGGGTTGAGGTCCCCCACTTTTTTGATTAATGGAGTAGATGTGGCAACCTTTTGGAATAGTTGCAACTATTTTTAATTGATACTCACTCGAAGTAAGTGGCACTAAAGCAGCCTGTACTTCTACTTGTGGCACAGTTGACCTAACCGTCTTGGGAATTTCAGGTGTTGAGACAAACAGTGGTGCAATACAAATCCATACTATCATGCTTGTTAATAGTCCCAAGCCTATAATCAAAGATTTACTCATATTAAGCTCCAAAAATAAACCGCTAAATTATAAGGCCAACAAGCAATTAGTACTAAATCATTGCCTGTAATAGTATTATCTGAAGCAATTGCAATATTAACAGCAATTCCAAATAATGCTACACAACCACCAAGCCAAAAGGCTAAACTATGGGTTAATAATTTTTTCATTACTTACCTCGCATCTTATCAATAAACGCAACTATATAACCAATAACAGCTTTTACAGCTGGTGCTGCAATCTCATAAATATCACTTGCAGCATAAACTGGCCAGACAAGTGTATTCGTAATAGCTGGAATACTAATTGTCCCAGCAGCCCGCAAATTTAAAAGGTTAACCAAAACTCCACCCGCATAAATATATACTAAACTCATAACAATTCTCCTATAAAATTAGAAGTGGGAGAGCCATTACGGTCATGGCTCTCCCACTAAAGTGAGACTACCGATCACGCTTCTTAGGGGCATTTGCCTCTTCTACTTTTTCAATCTCTGTATTCTTCAAAGCCATAAACTTGTTAATTTCTTCTACAATAACTTCCGTGGGTGGAAGATTTGTAACTGGCGTGGAACATGAAACACATACTGGAACATGCCAGCCATATGTTGGTTTCTTGATATACTTAACCTTCAAGGTACAAGGTTCTGGAGCCGTTCCAACAGGGCGGTTTAGACGTAGAGAGAGTTGTTCAGCGTCAGCTGCCGACTTGGGAAGATAGGCACCAATCTTAGGTGCTTCTTTTCGCGTCGAACTAGTGCCACAGAAAAACTCATAAAACTGACCTGAACCACGTTCAAAAACCAAAAATGTTGGACCATACATACAACCCGAATTAGGCTGGTCGCCCAACTCTTTAATAACCTTAAATGCTTCGCTTGTCGGATCGTAGTTAGTAACAATACTGTCACGATCCCTCATATCTAAAGCCTTTACTCGACAACACACTGGCAGAATGTCAATTTCATTTCCCAAATCCTGAATGACATCATCACCACGAGGTACACCATAATGACCGGGCGCAATCAATCCATTATCAATAGCAGCACCCTTGGTGTATAGCTGAAGTCGATCTAAAAATGAACCACTCTTTGCAACCGCCTGGAAAATCTCACTATTTACACTTAAGCCAGTCGTTGGTAGCTGATTCAAATTTACAGGTGTTAATTCATTACTCATAGTTCAAAACCTCCAAAATAAAATTAATCTTCAATTAACGAAATTCTCCAATCATCACTTAAACCTAATTCTTTTTGACTCTTTAATATAGCACGTCTTTTTCTCCTTTCAATTAACTGTGTTTCCATTTTGTCTAATTTTTTCTGCTGTTTTGCAGCATGTTGCTTTACACTATCAGTATCCAAGTGCAAAACCCATGCCAAAGCCTGTCTCCAAACATTTAATGGTGATAATTCTGCATCTGTTTGAAGAGAGCTAAGAATAACTGAACCACTAATAGGTTTTTCAAATTCACTTTTTATCTGTCTTAGATTACGAAGATGCGGCTGCGGAGTTTGATTTAATATAAAAAACTTTTCAGCTTTACCTTTAAATGCTTGCTCCCAATAATCTTTCATCATTCCATTACATATTCTTGCCGCATCTTTTCCACTCATGCAAAGCGCTTTAGGTAAAAATTCTTCCTGCATCTTTTGAGGTAAACAACACATAGCATATGCAGCAACCAAGGAAAGATTACCGGCGTCTAACTCCCGTTTAGCTGAATCACATAACCGAGTTAATTTTAATGTTGATCGTATCCAACCTGGATTTTTATTAATTCTAACAGAAAGTGCTTCAAAAGTCAAGTCTGAATCGGCAGCAAATAATCTTTTTAAGTGCATTGCAAATTCAGCACGTTTTGTAGGAGGACGTTGCATATTTTCTTCAATCTGCATAATTAAAGCTTCTTCGTCAGATGCAGATACAAGAACACAGGGGATTTTTGTTAGTCCAATGTCTTGAGCACAAGAAAATCTATACATACCAGCAACAATTTCATACTTTCCCTCAAAGCGAATAGATTGTCGAACAGTAATGGCACTTATAATGCCGTGGGTCGCAATAGAATCACGAAGTTCCATATAGTCTAACGTGCGGCGATCCACTACTCTCAGCATGAGATATGGAGTAACTATTTGATCTATATTAAGATTAAGACTTAAATTTTCAGGCATGGGGAGTACAAAATTTACATGAAGAACATAAATTTAAATTAACAATAACATCTTTTCCAATTTCTTTATTAGTACAAATATGATAAAATGTAACACACCGACACCCTTCTTTTGGTATTTGTACTCTACTCCTAAAACAACAAGTTGTCCAAATAGGAATTAAAACCCACGCATCTGAATTTTTAGGATTATTTGATTTACGCTGATAACCTTCTACTAATGGTGGGGGTTCCCACCCTCTTTTTGGGTATATTAATGTTCCATTATCTAATATATGTGGTTTATTATATTTTTTAAAACTCATACACATTTACCTCTAGTATTATTGCAGTCGAAGCAGCGCCGAAATTTCAAAGTTAGCGCCGATTTCTAAAAATTAAGCCCCGTAACTATCACTAATTATATCAGCATTTTTTAAATCAAAGACCACAAACAAGTTACATCAATAGTTGTCAAAGTGCGTTGTATCGAGAAAATAAACTTTTTAAAGGCGAGAAATTGAGATAAAAAATAATATACATTCGCTAGGAGAAAAAAGTTTTTTGCCCACAACGCACTTTGACAACTATTGACGTAACTTGTACTATCGCCAATATTTAGACAAAATCGGAAGTGATTTTAAGTTAATAAGTAAGATTTTTGCAATTTCGGCGCTAGTTTGACTGCAATATAGATTAGAGAGCTTATTTAATTTGGAGATTATTATGTCAAATCCTAAACCCTCAACTGTTATTCATGCTTGTCTAACACAAGATAACGGTCTGAGGCATAATGAACAAAGAATTGCAAATTGGTACAACCATGAAATGGAAGTCCAAATTATGGTTGCACAAGGTGCAGGGGAATCTGTCGAAGGTAAATTAGGTGTTTATACTGACGGGTTAAATACATGGTATAATTTACGTATACCTAAGAACGCTAATACTGATCCAATTGATAATGACTATGAAATAAAATATGCTTTAGAACAACATGCTGAAGCTGTTGGTATGACAGGATGGAATTGGAAAAAGCGGTGCTCTGTTAGAGTTGGTTTTGATTTTGATTCTATTACATGCCATGCAAAGGGGGTTGGGGTTAGTGACGAGCAACTAAATGAAATTCGGGATAAACTGATGGAAGTTCCCGAAGCATTGGTGTTGCGTAGTACTAGTGGCACAGGCTTGCATTTATATTTGGAATTTGATCCAGATAACCTACCAGTTACATTGAATCATACTGAACATGCAGCAATGGCTATTGCATGTCTGAAGGTTATATCACATCGCGTTGGTTTTGATTTTCAAGCTGGTGTGGATGTTGGTGGTGGCAATATGTGGATTTGGCACCAAAAAATGACTCCTGAAAATCGTGGGTTAACTATTCTAAAAGACAATATTCATTCAGATGGTACACGCGCATATATGGCTGTACCTGAGAATTGGAAATTATATATGGATGTGGCCACACGAAAAAGACAGAAAATTAAAATAGAAGGAGTACCAGATGATGAGCAAGATGCAGTATCAGATAAAGCTGCTGCCCAAAAGGCAATCCCCTTAACTGATACACATAAACAAATTATCACTGGACTCCAACAGGTTTGCCCAAATTTCTCGACTGTTTGGATTCCAGACCATCATTTATTGCAAACGCATACCTGTGCTTTAAAACTTTATTTTAATCACTGTGAAAATACTGGTAATTCTCTCATTGGTGTTTTTAATACTCTAAGTGAGGGACGTGATCCTAGTAAACCAAATTGTTTTTGTTTCCCATTAGCAAATGGTGGCTTTAGAGTTGTGAGATTTGGAAAGGGGACTAAAGAACATGATTCCTGGCAAATGGATCGTGGAGGTTGGTCTTATACTTACTATAATCAAGCAATGAACTTTTTTCGTGCCGCCACCGCGTATGAAGGTCTTGAAGATGATAGGTCAGGATTCACCTTCACTGACGCTGATTCAGCTATTAGCGCTGTACAAGCAATGGGACATCAAATTGAGATACCCGATGAATTAGCTGATCGAGCAGTTACCCTACGTCCGCACAAAGGTGGCAAATTACTAGTAGAAATTGAAAGTATAAAAACTGACAAAGAACTTGAAATTATAGGTTGGATTAAGAAAAGTAGAAAATGGATTAAGGTTTACAACATTAAGATACTAGAAGACCCTAATACTACAATTGACTTTGAAGATGTTGATAATAATGTACGTGCTGTAATTACTACAGACCATTTATTATCTGGTTGGCATTTAAGACATGAACAAGGTATGTGGATGCAACTTGGAAAAGATGATGCAAGATCAAAGTTAAAGTCTATTGGATATGAAACTACTACAGAGGCTATACTTGGACAAGTGATTTCAAAAGCATGGATTCGTGTAAATTTACCATTTCGAGAAGAATATCCTGGAAATCGTCAATGGAATCTAAATGCGGCACAGTTACGTTTCGATCCTGCTACAGATATTGATAATGACGGGGAGTCATTGCACCCACATTGGGATATGATATTGACACATATTGGAAGAGAATTAGATGAATATCTTCCTGAATTGCCTTGGGCTAAACGTAATGGTATTCGTACAGGTAAGGACTATTTGACTTTATGGATAGCTTGTATGATAAGAGAACCATTTGAACCACTACCATATTTATTTTTATATGGTCTTGAAGAGACTGGTAAATCTATTCTACATGAAGCAATTTCTCTTTTAATGACAAAAGGAGTAATGCGTGCAGATACAGCTTTAACCAATCAAAGTGATTTTAATGGTGAATTAGATGGTGCTATTCTATGCGTAGTTGAAGAAAAAAATATTACTAAAGCAGGAACGTCTGTTCGGAATAAAATTAAAGACTGGGTAACTTCTCCGACTATCTCTATACATGCAAAACATAAGCAAGTATGCCAACAACGTAATTCAACACATTGGATTCAATGCTCTAATGATAAAAGTAGTTGCCCTATTTTTACAGGTGACACTAGAATAACTATGATTAATGTGGCAGAATTAATGCCAGGGTCAGAAGTACCAAAACTAGTGTTACTTTCTAAACTCGAAGAAGAGGCACCTTATTTTTTGGCTACAATTTTAAATGCTACACTGCCTGATTTAGAACACCGGATGCGACTACCAATAGTTGTAACCAGCAATAAAGAACAGATGGCTGATTCAAATCAAACATTATTAGAAGAATTTTTGGAAACAAAGTGTTTTTATGTTCCTGGATCATGTGTTCTTTTTACAGATTTTTATAATGAATTTATGGCAACTATTCCAGATAAAGATAAACAATCAGAATGGGATAGACAAAAGATTCAAGGAGCTTTGCCAGGAAAATATCCCTCGGGATTTTATACGGGAAATGCTAGGTATATTGGTAATATTTCTTTTGTACCAACTGAAGCCCAGCCATTTACTTTTATATGTAGAGATAAAAAGCTAGTAATTAAAGAGACTTGAGGTTAGATATGGACAACATAATAAGAGTCTATAGGTATTCGGATCAGTATAAAGACCGTGCATACCCTGTGGCTGACATTAGGATATCAGGTCCAATTTGTGGTAATCCTGTCAAATTTGCGCGAAAACATGGTGGAGATTTTATTGAAGTGCTTTCGCTCGAAGATATGGATGTAGATGATTTAGCAACATTTGAAATAATAAATGGTATGTAAATTGCAGTAATTCAAGTTAGATTAAGGAGTATTATATGCTAAAAAAACCAGATTATGATCATTTTAAAGATTCCGGTGCTCGCTCACAATTTAATACTGGAGCAGTTCGGGATGCTCAAGGAGGGAAGGGTAGAATGGATTTGTTACCATTTAGAGCAATTTTTGAAGTTGCAAAAGTTTTAGAGGGTGGGGCAAAAAAATATGACTCCCGTAACTGGGAAAAGGGTATCCCTCTATCTAGGTATGCAGATAGCGGTTTAAGACATATGGGTAAATATTTACGGGGGGATCGAGATGAGCCACACGATGCTATGGCTTGTTGGAATTTTCTTTGTTTAATTGAAACTCGAATGCGTATTGAAGAGGGGTTATTACCAGCAGAATTAAATGATTTACCTTGGAATCCTCTTGAACTTTTAGATAATCCATTAAATATTGAACCTACTGACCCAAATAGTGAATTAGTCAAGCCTGAACGACGTAAATCATACCAAAAAACTATTAAAGGGTCCAAAAGAAAGTGTACAACGACGAAAAACAAAAAATAAGAAAATTAATTGCAGGCTCGCATGCTGATTTTCTTAGTTTTTTGATCTCATTACCTAATCCTATTGTTGTAGGAAATGAATATCCACGTACAAAAATACTACAGGCGTTTAATAGGTGGGCTAAAAGTAGAAATTTTGACACAGATGATGCTACTATAGCAAATTGGAGAGAAGTCTGTAGCAATGGCCAGATGAAGAAAAGGGATTAATAATGCCTACATACCATACAGGTTTAGCACATCTTAACGGTAATATAATGTGTGCGATTGATGTTGAGACAACAGGCCGAATGGCGGGATACCATGAAATTATTCAAATTGCTGTGCAGCCTCTAGATTCAATGCTAGAGCCCATGAAAGATATTAGGCCATTCTATACTACAATCGCACCTGAATACCCAGAGCGAGCTGAAGGGGAAGCGCAAGCAGTCCATGGTTTAAATTTGCAAGAACTAAAGGAAACTTCGTTAGACCAATGGCGTGTGGCCGATTTATTTGATGAGTGGCTAGAAGGATTAAATTTACCTTATAGAAAATCACTTGTACCATTAGCTCATAATTGGGCTTTTGAAGCTGGATTTTTGAAATCATGGCTAGGTATAGATAGTATGAATGAGATTTTTCATCCACACCCACGAGATTCAATGTTATTAGCTATTTCTATCAATGATAGATCAGTAATGCAGGGTGAATTACCTATATACCCCTCAGTATCATTGACGGCAATGTGTAAACAATTAGGAATACAAGTAATACATGCCCACGATGCTTTATCAGATGCATTAGCAGAAGCTAAAGTATATCAAACTCTTTTAAGATTATCACTATGAAACGATATCAAATATCTGTGTTTAGAACAACACAAACAGGTGATATTTTAATCACCTGTATAAAAGCTAGTTGGCTCCCGGATGATAATGAGAAATTTGCTTGGGAACTTGGAGGAGATCGGCTTGAGATTATTGAGATTGAATCCCCCATATCTATTAATATCCCTCCGCAGAATTAAGACACGGGGGTTTTTCTGCTCCCATGAGTTTATATATGCGACAAGGAGCAAAGTCTGTAAAACAGCATCTTTGAACATAGATTCCATATTGTCGTAGTTGTTTACGACAAGCCTGAGTTAGTTCTTCTTCTACCTTGTCAGTTAAATGCTGCAACAAGTCGCTTAAATTCCATTTTGTGATGACGCTGACTATCGCGGCTCCTGAAATGTCATTAACTGTTGTACCAACATCCCAGTTACGCTCGCCAATCGCCTGCATAACATCCTTGACTGAAAAAACAATCAAGGCTCCAGCTACAACTTGTTGCTTATCACTTGTCACTAATGCTTGATTAGGAAGATTATTAGTTTGTCTCGCAGTGACAATCACTTCCCACTCAGTTGTTAGTGGCCATATCCAATGCCAGCCTGGGCCCATTTTTTTAACATATCGACCCCATCTCCATTTTACACCACCATGAGTAGCTCTAATAATAATAGGATGTGGTATAAATTTAAGTAATGCATTAAAAATATCTGAGAGCCATGAAAAATCCATAAAATATCCTTTAGCTAGATTTTAACCAAGCTGTTCCAGCACCCCATATATCGCCAGCCTCATCAAATTGAAAATCAAATTCTTTATCAGGGTGGGCATCACTCCAAATCCAAATATCACTTTTTAGACACAACCTGTTATTATTAGTATCAAAATGTAAGAGGTCACTTAGGTAAGCAATGGCCTCTTCACTTGCATTTATACTATCGCGGACCTTAGTTTTACTTAAATCTAATACAAGTCCATCACCTACCAAAGGTATAGTTTTAACCCCTGGATAAGGCGTTTGGACGGGGGCTTGTATTGGTGAGTTTATTGGATTGGGTGTCGAGATAACCTCACCGCTTCTATTTACATTTCCAATGGTTTTTGCTATAAAATTAACATCAGATGGATGTCTATCTCCTGTGTCATGGTTACGAATATCGACTGTTTTTTTTCGTGAGACACTAGAATTTCCAGTCGATAAAAATTGATCCTCAGGTCCTAAAGTATCTACTATCATAATGGTAGGTCTCCAATTGCATCTTCACCTATCCAAGCACCACCAGAGTGGCCCCAATGCACTTCATAATCAGTAGGGTATATCCATTCAGATGAAACATCTGCTGGCCAAGCAAAATCATAAGGGGTTAAAGTACCAAATTTAATCGGCAACCAGCATTCAAGATCAATTAATTGATCGGTTGAATTAAAATTTGCTTTTTTAACAATACCTTTTACTGGTCCTGTAGCAATATAACTTTTTTCAAAATTTAATGTGATACAGTCTAGAGTTTCAATATTTAATTTATGAAGAAAGGTTCTTAGATTAATTTGTTTCCAAGTATTTGATTTTCGGATTAACCAAAATGTAGCCGCTTTTAAAATAATATCTGGCTGATTATAAATATAAAATTCCGTAGTTTCTTCGTGTACACCATAATACCCAACATTATGTCTTAGTATAAGTCGATTAAGTTTATCATGAGCATAAGAAATTCTCCACTCAATAACCATTTTGGTCACTAAATCTTCTGTAGCTGACCCACTGACAGAAATGCTATTAACTTCTACATCACTTTCAACTAATATATTACTTGACTCTGGTTCTTCGGCTAAATAAGTTAAATAAAATATACCATTTATTAATCTGAGACTGCAACGAGCTTGGAAGGCTATCTCCTGTAAAACTGTTATGACATTTTTACGATCAAGTATAGCAAAATTAGCGGGAAAGGGTTCTAATCGAATACGTACATGATCAAAAGAAGTTGAATCAATAGCAAATTCTGTATAGGTATCAATGATGTATTCTAAAATATCAACAACATTCGGTCCAACAGTTGATTCAAAGGTAACATAAATGTCATCACCCCAGTTTTGACCACCAATGGTGCTCAAAGTCTTATAAAAAACAACTTGAACAGCAGTAATTGAACCATATACTTTAGTTTCAGTATAGTAGTAGTTTGTCGGAACATCTACTAAATGTTTTACACCATTAAAGGTTTTAAATGCTTTTACTGATAATACAGTTCCAGGAACAATACTAACAATATATGTTATAGGCTCGTTACCATATAGTGTAACAGATGATCCAGCATCGGCCCAAAAATGTTTGGGAGAAACAGGTGCGGCTTGAGAAACAGATACTCCAGCTGAATAAATTGTACCCTCTGTACGAATATAACATTGATCTCCAAAATCTCCTTTGCCACATGGTACTCTTGAGTAAAAATTAAATTCGCCGCCTGGACCAGGAGCAGTTGCACCACTAGCCTGTGCTTCTGCTACTTCATTATTGTATGCTGCTAAATTTTCAGGGTGATTTCGACTCACAATCGTAAATAAATCATCATTTACTCCCACAGTATTACCAAAATATCCTGTAAATAATCCACCATTAATATCAAGTGTAATCATATTACGTGGAAAATCTTGTCCACCCAAAATACGAACAGGATTGGTTCCCAAACCTAGACTCAGAACCTCTGCAATTCTATCAGCCGCAGCTTGATTTTGTGAAGAAACAGAATCTGCTATGCCTTCTAATGCAGTGTTTATTGAAGCATCTAATTGTGATCGTTGGTCATTATATTTCTCATACTCATTATCATCCGTACCAAGCCAACAACTAGCAACAAGGCTAACGTGTCCTTTTTGAATCTGTTGTATTGCTAGACCACTAGTATCTGCCTCAATCGGTGGGTTATAAAATGTACTGCCACTAAGAATTCCTAGACCAGCAAGAGACGTACCATGTGTTGCACTTCCTATTGCCACACATGGTACATCGAGCGGCGTACCAAAACAAGAGGGCCAAGCCTGTCCAATTAATTCAACTGGAATATAAGGAAATTGACCCTCTTCGGGAGAGAAACCAAACTCTTTATCCTCAATTTGGGATACAATAGAAAAACTAACTGTTTGTTCACCTTCATTCCATATAATTGGTGAATTTATTTTGCCACAAAATAGTAAAAACTTGTCTGTTAGTGCCAAGCCCTCAAACCATTGCCAAACACGTACATCACGCTTATGGATATCAGTCGAGTCTAAAATGGCTTTTAATGTACCGTCTGTATCATCAAATGTTATTTGAATTTCTTGTGAATCATTATTATCAGTAATAGCCACTACATCATCTAAGTCACTTAGTTCTAAGATTTTTCCCTTAACTCCTCCGACAATATCTCTATCAGCGTATGATTGCCAACCACCATCACGAATCCATTGTATCTCAACAATAACAACAGGCTCATTACCAAGACGTGTTTGTAATTTTGCTAAGGCTGAAGTAGATAAAGTTCTCATACTAATATACCTTCAAATTCAAGGTCCACAGCCACCAATTCATTTCCACCACCTGGAGTTCCACGTTTAGATGTATTAAATTCTACTGGATTACTTGTAATATAACCTGTCCATGTTCTATTTAGATGGTCCACTATTTTAATTTGTTGGGATATATACATTAATAAAAATCTATTTAATTCAATAGATTTTAAGCGAGTCATAGTAAAAGACATCAATAATTTTCTACGCAAACCTTTTGTCTTTACATAAGTATATAAAGTACCATCCATTGCACGCTTGGGATTCATTTCAATAGCTAGAGATTCACTGTCGCCAAATTTAGGATTAGGTAAATAGATACGACAGTCAGCAGCTGGCCATGGGGCTGTAATTTCAAACATTAAACCAACTCATATTCAAGTGTTTGGGTTAGCCAAGTTGGAGAGTCAAAATTGTTAGATCGAACAGACTGTTGTGATGCAGTGTCTATAAATGTCATGTCATTTGTATTTCTACCTCTAGTTATAGACCGTGTGATTTCAAAATCCAAATTAATGGATAGATTTTCTCGACTATTACGAACTAATGTCTCATTTGGTGTCATAGTGATGACTCGCCACCAATTCCCTTCCCAATCTATTAGACCAATTTCTTGTCCAAGCGTAGTATAGACAAAAGTTAATAATGCTTGTCCTTCTACTTCAGTTAATCCAGAAAAACTAAGAACAAGTTGTTCATTTTTTGGCCACATTGGATCAGACCAGACAATTAAAGTACCACCACGAGTTTCACGTTTAATTCTTTGAAATTCAAGTCTATTACGATTACCTAAATCTGGTCCACGTAAAGTTATGGTAGTAGTTGGAGATATCCAAGGATAGAATAAAGTAACGCCAGCAGCATTGGCATCAAGAATCGGGATATTCTTTAAAAAGTTTTGTGGTGCATTTGGATCAGTTGTTCCACCAGTAAATGGGGCATAATCACACAATGAAAATATATCTTTTGTAGCAAAGAAAGAAGAAATAAATTCTAGTTCATTAGAAGTAGATAAATTAAGAATTTTATTTAAAGTCGCTTCGCTATTTAGTTCGATTTCTGTACCTGGAAATGTATATTTTGTGTCTGCATATGCAGTAAAACTAAGGGTAGAATTAGCATCAGCATAAATTGGTACAGGGATGATGGTAGCAAATGCTATATTATTTGTTGCATTTACATCAATCGCCCCTACTTTTAAAAGTGCTTTCTTTGCTGTCTGCGATGTCCAGACTGGAGATATTGCAGATCGACCGATTATTTTTTCTACTGTAGCAGAATCTTGTAATCCCGCTACAACATTAATTTCGTATCCATTTGCGTCATAGCCAACTGTATCCCACTGAACTTCAGTTTCAGCATTTAAGTTCCAAGGTCGAGTTACATACTCTGCATCTTCTAATTCAAGTTCATTGTCAACAACTAAACTTTTAGCACTATTGTATGGAGATTGGGTAAAGGCAAGTGTTTGTGCAACCGCAATTTTGATTGGATTTACGCGAACTGTTTGTACCAAAGTAACAGGTTGCAAAAATGACGCTACTGTGATTCCTTTTTCAAGTGTCTGACTTAATGTTAATATGTTTCCAACTATTTTATATATATTACCCGTTGCTATACCTGTAAAATCAATTTCACTAGTTATAGCACGTACCTTCTCCTGTAAATCCGCAAATTGTGAAAATTCAATTATGTTTGAACTAGCTAAATTTCGATCGCCACCCAAACTAATAATTTGTGTAAAATCAATATTAGAAGTCGCTGATTCTTGGTATAATTCAGGGATTCTAATTGAACTTTCAAATGTAATATCTGATGTTACAGTTAGCCATTTAGGGCCAATATACGAAGCGACTGTGGTAAAAGCTACTGGTTGATCTCCATCTATAGAATGGGGATATCCACCTAATGCCATAGCGAATGCAATAGTTTGTGTAACGTACAACCGATTTGGCGTCTGTGCAATGGTAGTAAAATCTAAACTATTATCCGCATCTGCAAGAAGAATAGCTTCAGGCGCAGCCAAGACCTCAATATATTGGTCAGTCACTCTAAGAGTGCCACCATTACCTGGGCCTAGAACTTCGATTAGTTGATTTGTAGCTCTTAATGCCATACTAGTTTACTTTAATTCCAAATTCTGAGGAATCAATATTAGCAATTGTCCATGCATTACCAGTCGGATCAGTTTCCATCAAGCGTATTTTGGTAACATAATTTGTTGTTCCCAGAACAGCGGCTGAACTATCACTTTCAGTAGCACCTAATTTTGCTACTGTTACTAAACTAAAACTATTTGCGTCAGTCTCTCGGCACACTGTATTGATTTGAAGTCCTTTTATACTATCTGCTAAGTCTGCTATTGCATCATAGGTATATAAATCTTTTGTAGTTGAGACTGCGCTTTCAACATACCCAGTATCATCATCACAGATATTTTCGTTTACTAAATCAAAGTTTTCAGCCCCAGCACTTCTTGTCCAAGCATTAGCCACTGTATCTCCATCAGGTCGAATTGCTATTACTCGCATGTTTCCTAGAAAATCATTATTTACGGCACCTGATCCGTCTAAACAGTATAGATCGTCGAAAGTAATTGCATAAGAACTTGATGCAGAAGAAGACACTCTAAATCTATCGTGATAAGCATTTGTCCCAGCTTGCGTATCAACACCACTATCACTGGCAACATTTATTCCTCCTACTCGTAATTCATAACTACCTGTTGTATTATTACAAGTGACTTTAAATTCAATATAATACCAAGTGTCAGCAACAACCGCTAAACCTACAGTAGTTTCTAATAATGTTAGACTTCTATATATCGAAATCTCACCACCAGCTGTAAGTTTTAGACTCATACCAAATGTTTCGCCATTGTATAAACTTAGAAATGTAGTGCTCCCCAAAGCCTTAAATTTTATAGCAAACCCAACAATTATTGTAGCATCAGTTGTCAGCGCGGGTGATTGTACATAGGAACCTGTATAATCTAGTTGAAGACTATAACCACCCAAACGGCCAGTTTCAATGTTCCAATTTGATTCCTGCCCGTCTGTAGTATATTTTCTTGCTACAATTCCAGCAGGAGACGGAGCATTGCCTGCACTAGTCCCAAAGCCTTCACAACCTTCGATCCAAAGTAAAGCCATAATCAAACTCCTAAAATAGCTAAGGGGCTCATAACGAGCCCCTTAGATGCATTAACATTAAGTTACTGCCAGGGCACTGACGGTATAAGTCACCTTGAGTTGGTCCCCGATTAAAACGGCTACATCACCACTTGTAAACAACGCTGTGGCCCATAGCGTGTTGCCAGAAGCGGTATGATCACTCTTTGTCTGAGCATTGGCACCACCTACTACAAAAATACCTTTGACAGTACCATTTGCAGTAATATCAAAAACAGCAGCATTTGCATTGGTGATAGCTTTACCTGATGCTGAATCAGGAGCCCATTCTGGACGAGTTGTGGTTGAATCACCATTATTACCGTCCGTATAATCAGTAAACCAATCCCAACCATTGCCAGCTTGATTTAAGTTATCATAATTATCATTTTCAGATAAAGCTGCATAACCAGTAAGATTGATAAGATCAATATACCAATTAGCGATAGCGGCAACACCATTAAACATTACATCGAATAGCTTATTCTTGCCTTCGATAGTAATACCATTGTGACCACAATACTCATTAATTCTCCGACCCTTGCGAATGTGTTCAACACGGTAGTTACCTTGAAGAAGACATTGACTCAGGGGTGTGGATTTTGGACTGCGGGTCACTTCAACAGTCGCGTTCTGCTGAAACGATACAGGATTCATAAAATCCTCCTTCAACTATAGTTTACTAGTTCCGCGCCGCACTTCACGCCGAAGAGCAGTCGCAATTTCTCTCGCAGTTTGTCTGGTAGACGAACTACCATTGACCGACACATTGATGTCACCAACATTCGTAACGGCTCCACCATCTTGACGATATACTGGTTTAACACCAGCGTTCATGGCCACAAGTTGCGAGAAGAAACTTCTTGTGGCTCGCGCATTTACCACGAATTCACCTGGTGATAACATGGCTGGGATCGTGTCTGTCCCATGTGATTTGAAAACATTTCCACCACCAGCAAAACGCATAGCACCACCGCGTGCTTGATTGATAGCTGGATTTGATATCTGTGCATTTTTGATGCGTTCCTGGGCATTTGCTACTCTTTCAGCATTACTAGCTTGAAGTGCATATGCAGTAGCCGTCATTTGTGCATTAGTATTAATTATAGGCGCATTCTGAGCAATTGATGCAACATTCTCTGCTGTACCACCAGTAAGTGTGACTGGTATTACAATACCAGCACCAAAGGTTGTACGAGCCAAGTTAATTTGTTGAGTTAATTTATCAAGTTGGGCTTTTGCTTCAAGATCAGGTGATCCAGCAATTTTGCCATAAAATTGTTGTGAAATCTGTTGAATTGCATCACGAGCAGCCTGCACAGTATTTTGATCCACTAAAAGTGAATTTTGTAATGGATGTTTTGCTGCAAGTAAATCAAAATTTTCTAAAGCTTTTTGGCTTTGGCTTAGAGTTTGTTGGAATGCTTGTAGATTATTTGGATCAACTTTACCAATACTCTTAACTGCCAAAAGCATACTATTGTATGCTTGAGCTAGAGCATTTGTGTTAGTTGTTTGTTTGGAAAGAACTGCTATATTAGGTAGAACATTACCAAATGGTTCGGCTATTCTAGTAGAAACAATTCCCTGTAATTTTTTAATTTCACCATTAAAAGCTTCAACCTTAGGTGTTAAAGTAGCCATTTCGTCAGTCTTAGCAGCAACCCGATTCATTAAATCAAAAAATGGGCTATATTTATCAAGTTCTGGAAATGCAATATGAACCTCTTTAGGGATAGCTTTAAAAGCTCCCATAAGCTTATTTAACCCTTGTTGATAATCGAATGTTACTTGGGTTCGCATATCGGGGAGTTTCTTCCCCATCGCATTTAAATCTTTTTGCAGATTAGCTACACCTAAAAATGCAGATAAATTGACTGATTTATCCTTACTCATTAGATTGATTAGATTAGTCCAAGCAATTTGAGCTTTCTGGAAATCCTTCGTCATATCCTCTTCAGTTTTGGGCTTACCTGTAGGAGTAAATTGGGTAAATCCCTTAAGGATATCCTGCACAGCAGTTTTCATATCCGTTAATTTTTGTTCTTCAAGTTTAAGATTCTTTGCAGCTTCGATACCAGCTTGTCGGATAGCATTAATTCTATTTATATCAACCTGAGTCATTGCTTGTGCAATTTGTAATTCTTGTCCTCGTGTTCTCGCCAAAAGACCTCTGTTATTTTGTTCTTGACTAGCACTAGATGACGCCGCCGAAGCAAATGCAGCTGCGTCAGATAACGCTTCTTTAATAGCGGCAAATTCTTCAGGTTGTGTTGCTTTACCAAGAGCCCCCATAGCAGCATTTAATTGATCTTGTGATCTGTTCATTTGTGCATAGGCTTTATGCACATTATCCATGCTATCCAAACGGAATCCAAATTCCTTGTCCGCAAGAGCTTGTGAACTCTTAGTATAATCTTTCATAGCGTCAGTCATTGCTTGTCCGCCATTCTCAGCGGTTTGTTGCAATTTCTTTACTAATCGCTCCTGGGTACTAATAATATTTCCCAGTTCACCCTTTAAGGTTGAAACGCTATTTTTATTGGTCTGAGCAATATCGTCTGTAATTTTAGAGTGAACTTTTTGGAGTTCGGTTAATGCACTTATGGTGGAGTCTTTTATTGATTTATTGGTATCAATAGTACTTTGAACTCTTTTTAAATTTTCTTTATCAATCTCTTCTGAATACTTCTTTTCCTGCTCTAATAAAGCTGCGTGCATAGTACGAGCCTTAAGAGGTATATTTAATAAATCAGCAATCAATGGTGCCAGAAGTTTGCCAGCTTCCCAACTTAACCAAAGCGCACCAATGGCAGGTATAGCACGACCTAACCCCATTAAAGCAACTTTGCAAGCATTAATACTCCAAAGCCATTGACCAAAGAGTTGAATAGATGGAGCCACTGCGGCTACCACTGCACCAGAAAATACAAATAATCCTGGAACTCCTAATCCAGACAAAGAATTAGTTAGTTTTTCCACTACACCTAATATACTATTTAGTACAGGTAGAATCGACTGCCCTAATTTTGTAAAATTAACAGTAATCTGATTAACTAACTGGGCAAATCTTTGTCCAGGAGTTTCAGCTACCATCTTGTATACACTATCAGCTAAAGCTTCATTAGCTTCTTTAACCTTTAATGTATCAGCGACAGCCTCTTTATAATTTTCGCCTAAAATTGATACAGCACCCGTTAAGGCACGAAGATTTGTAAAGGCTTTAGCTAATTCAGAATTACTCCCCTTCGTCTCAGTTTCCAATGCTTTTAACATTGGAAGTAATCCACCAAATTTACTGATCGCCTGTTCAACAGTTTCTACGCCCCATTTTTCAGCATAGATTGCTTTTAGTGCTTCAGTTGGTTTTAAAGTTTGAGAAAGAATGGCTCGCATTTGAGTTACCGCTGTTGTAAATTTAACACCCTGACGAGTCATGGTAGAAACTGGACCTAATACTTCTTCCAATGAAACTCCGAGTTCTTTAGCAATCGAAGCAACTCGACCAATTGTATCTTTCATTTCACTAAATTGAAAACGACCAATTTCCATGGCTCTAAACAATTTACCTGAAACATCACCTGCACTATCTGCTCCCAATTTAAATCCATTTATAGCCACAGTTAATGTATCAACAGCATCGGTAGTTGACGAACCTGTTGCGACAGCTACTTTCATAGCTTGCTCTAAAACTTGCATTGATTGAGCAGCGTTACCTACTTGATTTTGCAATGTTAAGTAATACCCCGCCCCAACATCTGCTAATGGTCGCGCGAACAGCCGTGAAAGTCGAATTAAATCAGATTCAATCTGATCTATATTTGCGCCTTTGCCAGCGACAGTTTGGATCATACCTAATTGACGACTAAAAGCAGCACCTGACGATACACCTTCTTTAAATGCTTGCCCAAGAGCATTAACACCAGAAAGAATATAACGAAACTGCATAATTCGGAGTAATGTTCTAAATGAAACAGTTAATCGTTGATTACCTTGTTGCATCTGGTTAGCGGCGTTTTTATGTTTGTCTGAAAGATTTTTTAAATTATTACCTAATTGAGCAACAGGCGCTGCAGTTCCTGAACCCATATCAGTAACTGTCTGAGTAGTTTGATTAACTGACTTTTGCAAACTATTAAGCGCTTTGGTTGCATTTGCACCAGCAGAATTCCAACTACGCAGTTCTCCACCAGTAGTAGCAAGAATAGTATTAAGAGAGCCTAAAGCGTCTCTAAGACTATTAATAGTGGCAATTGCTCCACCCGCATCAAATCCTAACCTTTGTACAATATCTTCAGCCATATTATTTTACCGTATGTGTTTTAATAGTTATAGCCAATACAGGAGACGGCAATCGAACTGAATTTGCATATTGTTTAAATTCTTCCGCAGCGACCTCTGGAAAATTATAGGGTCCAGGCTGCCGTAATTTAGCAAATAATCTACCTTCTTCTGGATTAGCATTTGCATTATGGAGATTATTATAGCATAGGTGCCAAAGATCAGTAGTATACTCAAGTACATAAGCTCCATCATAAATAGTTTTTCTCGCACTACTATGGGCTTTACCGTAACTAGGTCCCGACATCCATGGAATACCGCCTCCTACTCCAATTGAATAACCAATTGTGGCTGCAAGTTTTAAGAATGTTCCATGAGACGCACCTGACCATACTGGAATCCGAGACAATGCAGCGTTCATCCATATAATAGCCCCCTGAGTCAACGCTGCATTTAACTCTTGGTCTAGTAAGCGTTTCCATACTGTAGGAGATAAATGCAGCGTTTTGTAATCAAAGGTGAATCGCATTTAAGATTTTCCAGGTTTAGTTGTAAATGCGCCAGTCATTTTCATTTCTTCATAATCACGAAGTTGTTCATAAGCTATAATTAAAGCCTGTGTCCAAACATCGCAATCTTCCCAAGAATCCTTAACTCCAGGAGGTTTAATTCTTAACCGTTCACAGGCTTTCCAGACTGTGTATTCTCCGGTTCGATATTTTGGCCAGAGGATTCTTTTTGCGCCTGAACCTGACCATGTAGAAAAACCTTGCGCGCCTGTTCAAGTTTTGATTCATCAAGTGAATTAGCTTGCATAACACATTGAACAATACGATTAATTTCAATAGTAGTTAAGCCAGCCTTCTTAAAATCTTGTACATAATTTACCCATGTACGTGGATTATCAACTTGAACTGTATCCCATTCAATTTCGCTTGGCTCCAGAGATTTCACAACTAAATAAGCAATTCGCTTTTCATTGTGATTTTGCAGGATTTGTCGATAATTTTCATCCTCAGGCATTGGAACATAACCATCTTTAGTTAATTTCCCCGGTGCCTTTGGCTCTGGACATAGAGCTTCAAACTCATCAAGATTAATAGCCTGTGCTCGAATTACAAGAGTCTGTTCCCCACGAGGAAGAACCAATAATTCTTGAGTTGGACCCTCAACTGTTACACCACCGATTCTCATAATAACTCTCCCATAAACCTTACAAGGTAACTTCTGTAGCTGGATTGTAAGTGATCCAGCTACAGTCATTTAAATTAACTACGGGTTACTGTTGCTTCCGTTGCATTACATTTTCCAGAAACTGAAATTGTTGCATCTTGAAGATTAAATTCAAGATCATCGTAGCGAAATTCTGGTAAAATTGTAGTTTCATCCTGAGAAGTGCCACATGGCACATCATGTTGAACTTCAATATCTACACAATAAGGTTCACATAGATCGTCAGACGTACTAACCCATTCTGATGCATTACCCTTATTTTTAAGTGCATCTACAGGTGTAATAGCTTCGCTAGTACCTGTAGTAATATGTTCATATACGAACTCCAACTCAACTTCGAGAGGTTGCTCGTCACCTTCTTTAACAGCGTCAAGAATACCACGATCAAGTAGATATTCATATTCCTTTGATTCTGTAAAGGTTAAATTACCTTCACCAACCTTAATCTCAATCTGCTGAGGTAAGAAATTAAGTGTGTCTCCTTTTTCAGGAACATTAGTTAGTCCCCAGGCAGGTGTGAAAACAATATTTGTCGTTGGGCTGGTAGATACAGGTGTTCGTGCTGTTACTGTATGAATAGTTGTATGCCCGGCTGTTGAAGGAGTAAATCGTGCCCCAACTGGGACTAAATCAGTATATGTCGTATTTAACACTACTGTTGAAATATTGACATCAGTATCTGTGTTTGCGGGCTCTGCTAAACCACCAGCTGACGCCACTGTCGTATCATCAACAATACCATCACCAGCGCCTTCGTCAGCAATAGACCAATCAGCACACTGTGCAGGGCCAACTCCCCACATTGTCACCACATCAGACGCAATATTTGCACCAGTTGTATGAATAGTGAAAGTGTTTGGTGAAAATGTCACGCCAGCGGCTACAACATCAACACCATTTGCAGCTGCAACATTTGCTGTGTCATCATCAGCTAACAACCAAACACCACTACCATCGCCTTCAATAGCACACGACCATTGTGGCCAAGTTGGATTAGCAACCAATGCTGCATCAAAGGCTGTTTTCATTGCGGACCCATTTGAGACGGCTGTATTAAACTCAAGTGTAAAAGTATCTGTATTCACATCGTACAAAATTGCTTCTGCACCATTACTATTTGCCTCGAATATACAACCATTATAAACGTCATCCTTAGCGGGGGATGTAAAAATAAGATCGCCATTTGCAGCATTAATAGGAAGTGTTGCATCTGCATTAGCACCTGCGTTAACATCTGCTACTGATGTAAAATTCCAGCTATTCCATTCAACACCCTCATCTAATGCAGTAAAGGTTAGATCACTATTCACTGCATTACTATTAAGAACCGCCATAGCAACTGCACCCTCAGTAATAAGAGCCGTTCCGCTCAAGCCATCCTTAATACGAATCGTGCAATCACGTAATTCGATTCTTGCCATTTTAATCTCCAGTTTTATATTAAAGAAATCTGACTGGCTGGTTAAAGCCAGTCAGATATTAGATTTAACGACGGGTTACTGTTGCTTCCGTTGCGTTACATTTTCCAGAAACTGAAATCGTTGCGTCTTGAAGATTAAATTCAAGGTCGTCATAACGGAATTCTGGTAAAAGTGTTAACTCATCCTGAGAAGTTCCACATGGAACATCGTGTTCAATTTCAATGTCTACACAATAGGGTTCGCACAAATCATCAGATGAACTTACCCATTCAGCAGCACTACCTTTATTCTTAAAAGCATCTACTGGTGTGATAGATTCACTAGTACCTGTAGTAATATGCTCATAAACGAACTCCAACTCGACTTCGAGAGGTTGTTCGTCGCCTTCTTTAACAGCGTCAAGAATACCACGATCAAGTAAATATTCATATTCTTTTGATTCTGTAAAGGTTAGATTACCTTCACCAATCTTGACTTCAATTTGCTGCGGTAAGAAGGTAATAACATCAGCATTTGCTGGCGCATTTGCCACCCAAGCTGGTGTAAAGGTAACATTTGTTGTAGGACTAGCATTTGCTGGTGTTCGTGCAGTCACAGTATGAACCACTGTATGGTTTGCTGTATTAACTGTAAATCGAGCACCAACTGGAACTAGATCAACATCTGTTGTATTAAGAACGGCAACGTCGATATCTACATCAACATCATTCACAGTGATTACTGCTTGATTAATAGTTGCAGTGCCACTGAGGCCATCTTTAATACGAATCGTGCAGTCACGCAATTCGATTCTAGCCATATTTTATACCTCCAAAAAAGTTTGTTAATTATTGCCCAGTTTACGTCTGGTAACGATTACTCTGAAAAGAGTTCCATTTTGAGACGCCCATCTACCTCTGATTGACGAACACGATCTACACGACTAATTTGTCCAAAGTGAATCACTCGATTTGAGTTATTTCTCCCTTGTCTAGGTATAAGACATCCGATCCACGCTTGATCGTCCCCCTCTTCACTTCCATACCTGAACACATTTATTGGCCCTTCCATCGCGGTTTGAATTACTCCACACCACGTTGTAATATCATAGGCTTGCTTAGCACCCATAATCTCGGTCAATAATATATTGATGTCTACGTTCAAAATGTAATAATTGTGACTTGGTTCTGTAATAAAAGGACCATTAATACGCAGTTCTGCGTGATTGTAATGTATTTTTTCTGGCTCCCGCTCATCCACACCTTCGGTTAAAAGTGGTAGAGTTAATATATCAGTTACTGTTTTAAAATAATCAGCAACCGAAGACATAATCCACCTAGACCAATTAGGATTTAACATTGTTACTCACTTGTGTGAATGCTGGTTCGCTTGAAATTTCTACATCAATAATGGCAGGACCAATAACCCTCTTAGCTGTAATTGTCCAACCAGTATGTTGTTCTAATTCTTCGATGATTTTTAGATTATATCTATAATTTTCAAACTCAATCCAATCATCATTTTGAATTATGTAACCCTTAGGTAAATCGCGTGAATCAATAATAAAAATTCTTGTATTTGTATCATATGATCCACCATAGGTAAATTCTTTATTTGCGACTAAAACAGTTTGGACAACTTCTCGTTGTACTCTAGTTGGAAGTACAATACAACGATGAATAGTAATACTAGTTGAATTAAGTTCTTTAATCCCAGTTTTATAATCGGTGTCTGCTTTAGTTAATTTATGAAGTTTTACAGTACTCCCAAAACCACGTTTTAAAGCATACAAAGCTTGTCGAATACGTCGATTTAAACTATGATTTATTACTACCATACCACTAATCTACTTTATATTTAGGTCTTGTGGATCATCACATTCTTGACCTATCATTTTTGGACAAACTCTCGCTAACCGTTCAATTATATGACCAATCCATCTTAAACATTCTGAACTTTGAGTTAAAACTGCAGTAGTCTTTTCGATCAAATCTTTTAACGTTTTCTTCTGGTATTCTTCTAATTTTTCAACTCTACGAGTTAAACGTAGTTCACGTTGCCAATCTCTCCACACAAAAAAAATGATAATAGCAACAAGTGGACCAAAATTCTTTACAATATCTACCATTGGAAAGTCCATGTATACCTCCGTCATCTATTGAAAGAAGGCCCGGAGACTCTTAGGAGTCTCCGGGACGTTTCAATCAATGTTTAGCCAAGCAAAACACAACCGAGGTCGGTGTCAAGTGTAGCAACACCCGCCAATAGGTCCATCGTTACGATAGTACCCTGTGTGGTGATGTCATA